GACCTCAAGTCATGGCAGAAGTCCGTTGACGATAGGTTGAAATCAGATCATGAGCGGTTGAAAACGATGGAGGACGGGAACAAGGTTGTCTGCCGTGGAATCCTCGCTTTACTCAGTCATGAAATCAACGGCAACAGTATTGACAAGCTCAAAGCATCCCAATCGGAAATGACAAACTATTTGATCGACAGGTGAAAGGAGACATTATCATGGATTGGAAAAAGTTTCTCAAAGCAACGGGGATTCGGGCTATTCGGACTTTTGCTGAAGCGGCTCTTGCTTACATCGGAACAGGGGCTATGGTCTTGGGTGATGTGAACTGGCTTGGCGTTCTCAGCGCTGGCGCTTTCGGTGCGGTCACGGCTGTGCTGCTGGCCCTTGCCACCGGCCTGCCGGAAGTCGAAGACAAGCCCACCCTGGAGGCATGAAAATGGACGAATACGGACAGGCGTATTACACCATCGCGCAGCACGAAAGGGAAATGACCAGGATGGAGACGGTGAACCGGAGATGGTTCATCGCCTTCCTGATCGTGCTTGCCATGTTGTTTGCGACAAACATCGGCTGGGTCATTTATGAAAGCCAGTTTCAGGATGTTGTGATCACACAGGATGGATATTCTGACGGCAACGGCACGAACGTGTTTAATGGAACGGGGGAGTTCTCATATGGCGACTCGCGGCAGTCAGACGATTAAGATCCGCGTGAAGCGGAACGGAAATGGCAACGGGGCCTATAAGGCATGTGGTGCGTGTGGCGGGACCGGCGTCGTGCGCGGAAACAGCACCCAGCGGTCGAGGAGACGCAAATGACCGGGCGGGAAGATGTGGAGAAGGCGATCTTCCAATGGGTCATTGGCAGAAACGGCGAACGGGACAGGCGGATCATGGAGATGTACCTGATCGACGGGATCACATACAGAGAGATGATGGACCGACTAAATGCGGAAGGCTATCAGATCGGCATTGACGGGCTGAAGAAGGTCATCCGCAAAAGAAAGCCGGCAGTACTGAAGCATCTTTGACGGGTCGGAGCAAATTGCTCCGGCCCCTTTTTTTTATACTTTCAAGGCACGAAAGATACCCTTCCGGTCACTCTGCGGAAGGGCTTTTTTCATGCATAATCCAGGCAGAAACGGAGGTAGCGTGATGGACATGATTCCGGTTGGATGCAGGCAGAACGTGAAGACTCTGGCAGGAAAACTCAAAACGGATATGGAGACGGCCTACGCCATGATTCTGATGACTGCCATGCTGACAGACCTTAGCACGGATGACGAGCGGGTTGTGGAAATGCTCCTGAAGGACAACGGATATGTGGAAAAGAGCAAACCCTAACCCATGCCGGGCGGAAGAGCCGGACTGCGTTGTGAGAGCTATCGCCATCGCGACCGGCCAGGAGTGGGACGATGTGCATTACGCCCTGTGCGAGATGAGCCGGAGCTACTGCACAATGCCAAGCGTGAACTGGCTATGGGGACTTTACCTGGAGCAGAACGGGTTTGCAAAGCATATGGTGCGGGAGCCTGTGACGGTCCAGGAGTTCAGCAAGGAAATCCGGGATGGGAGCTGCGTTGCCTGCACGGGAACACATGCTGTCGCCATCCGGAACGGAAACTATCTGGACGCATGGGACAGCGGAGATGAAATGGTCAGTTTTTATTACTGGAGGAGGAAATAGAAATGGCTTACGGACAGATGTATCAGAGCTACGGGAACAACGGGATGTACGGTGCTGGATACGGGCAGATGTATCCGCAGCAGAGCTACCAGGCACCTGTACAGCAGAGCTACGCGCCTGCACAGGGACAGGGTATTGACTGGGTGGACGGGGAAGCCGCGGCGAGAGCCATGCAGCTTCCGGCCGGCGTGACCCAGCATGCCATGTGGGACATCAATGAGCCGGTGATCTATCTGAAGAGCGTGAACCAGATGGGCATGCCGAATCCGCTGCGGAAGATCCGGTACACGATGGAGGACAGCCAGCAGAGCGGCGGACAGAGCCAGGCGCTTCTGACGGGCGGAGAATCCGGAACAGAGCATGGAAACCCGGACATGAGTCAGTATCTGCGGCGTGACGAAACCCAGGGCTTCGTGAAGAAGGATGACCTGGAGCGGATGAAGACAGAACTGATGGAGAGCATCCAAGGCATCAGCGCGGCGAACGGCGGAGCGGCAAGACGGAACGTGAAAGGGGAATGAGCATGAATCCTCTGTACGGAATGCTGAACGGGCAGCAGAAACAGCCCAAGGAGGCGGCTCCGAATCCTCCGGTGAACAATAAGCCACCCATGAACTGGAACGCAGCGCTGGGGCAAATAAAAGCCAATCCTGCGGGGATGCTGAAGCAGGCCGGATACAACGTGCCGGACGGGATGGGCAATGATCCGCGGGGAATTGTGATGCATCTGATTCAGAGCGGTCAGGTGGGCGGCCCCATGATGCGGATGATTCAGCCCATGTTGTCGAGACTTGGGTTCAAGTAAATGCATTTATCGGCGCAGACGTGTGCCGTGATGCATGATTATTGATTGAAAATGATTTCTTTCGTCGAGATGCGCATAGACGATTGAGATAAATTAACACGAAAGGAATCGATAAAAATGACTTCCGAAGGAAATAACATGTACATGCCTGTTGCCCCGGCCTATGGCTACGGCAACAACGGCGGCGGTTTCGGCTTCGGCAACGGAGACGGATGGTGGATTATTATTCTGCTCCTGATCTTCGGCGGCGGCTGGGGCATGGGCGGCTTTGGCGGCGCGGCTCCCTTCATGATGGGCGGCTTGGGCGGCGGCCTTGAGCTTTATCCCTGGCTGAACAACAGCCAGCACATCGCTGACGGCTTCCGTGATCAGCAGATCCAGAGTACGCTGGCCGGCATTCAGAGCGGCATCACCAGCGGATTCGGCGACGTGCAGAATTCCCTGTGCGCTGGGTTTGCAGGCGTGAACGCCGGAGTGGCCAACGGCTTTGCCCAGGCGGAGATCGGCGCGAATGCCAGGCAGATGGCGAACATGCAGAATCAGTTTGGCATCCAGAGCGCGATCCAGGGCGGCTTCGCTCAGAACGCGGCCGGGACGGCTGATCTGAAGTACACCGTGGCCACCGAGGCCTGTGCGGACAGGAACGCGATTTCCCAGGGCATCCGGGATGTCATGGAAAACTGCAACCGGAACAATCAGGCGGTGCTGGATAAGCTCTGCGCTCTGGAACTGGACGGCGTCAAGAACCAGCTTGCTCAGGCGCAGCGTGAGAACGTGGGCCTCCAGAACCAGCTCAACATGGCCAGCATGGCGGCTTCCCAGGCGACGCAGACCGGAAACATCCGGGATGCCATCATCTCCGAGCTTCGTAGCTGCCCCATCCCCGCGCAGCCCGTTTATGGGAATCAGCCGATTTTCACCTGCAACGGGCAGACTCCCGTTTCCGGGTGCGGCTGCAACGGCGGCTTCATGAACTGATGGGGGTGTGACGCATGGCAAGGTATCTTACGGCAAGCGACGCCAATGTCGCGTTGAACGGTACTCTTCCGTTCAATATCGTATCTATCCCGTGCAACCGGGGCTGTGTGGTCCCGCTTGCGACCGGGGTTCTTACCTTGAAAGGCGGCAACACCAACGGTTTCGCCCGGTATGCGGTGGATCTGCAAGGAAATGCGTCGATCCCGACCGGAGGAGCCGTGACGCCCATAGCGGTGGCGATCACGGTGAACGGGGTGGCTGTGCCTGACAGCGTAGCCATCCTGACTCCTGCGGCCATCGGCGACGTATGGCATTTCCATACCAGCACGGTGATCACCGTGCCGAACGGATGCTGTGTTTCCGTATCCGCGGCATATGTGGACGGAACAGAGGATGACGCCACGGTCACGCCGACCCCTTCCATCGCCGTGAGACGGATGGCTTCGCTGACCGTGACGCGGGTAGCCTGACGGAAAGGAGGACGCTGAGATGAAAAGGTATGAAGACCTTGATGAAGCCATGTGCAGAGAGCTGGAGATGCTGAATAAGAAATACGGCGCTGATTCCGCCGAGATGACTATCCAGGATCTCGAAAAGGTTGATAAGCTGTATCATGCGCTGAAATCCGCAGAAACTTATTATGCCATGGCGGAAGCCGGGTATGATGAGGAAGATGAACGGTCCTACGGCAGGGGACGGTCCTATGCCCGGAGACGGGACAGCATGGGCCGGTTCAGCCGCGACATGGGATATTCCGGACGGTATCCGATGTATCCTATGCGGCCGGAGTATCCGATGAGTTACGACGACGGCGGGTACAGATACTGACATAAGCAGGCCCACCCGGAAACGGGTGGGTTTTTGCATGCGCTGACTGTCTGTTTTGAAACACCAAGGGAAGCTGCGATAGCCGAATCGTTACGCGGGTCAGCATTGAACAACTCATTCAGGCGTTCTACGATGGTCGCAGTCTTAGCCATGGCTGCTCCCCTCCTTACTATGTAAGCTCATTATATCCAAGATGTGGACGATATGCAATATTTTTTGTAAAAATCGTCCACAAAATAGTTGACAATAAAAATTTGGTGTGCTATGATTTCTCCTGTCCACAAAAAGGTAGACTTAGGAGGTGATGGAAAATATGAACAATCTTGCCCTTCGCGGGAAAATCCTCGGCATGTACAAAACGCTTGGAGGCTTTGCTGATGCGATTGGATGGAGCCGGAGAAAGGTTTCCTATATCGTCAGCGGGCGTCAGGAGGCAACAGCGAAGGATATTGAACAAATGTGCGACGCGCTGAAGGTTGAGGTGCCGGAAGACTTAAGACTTCTTTTTTTGAGCTGAAGTCCACAAAAATGTAGACGTTTGCAGAGAAGCCGAATGGGAAGATGGTGAAAACGTGAGCAGCTTGCCTCTCGTTTTTGAACGGAATCTCTATCAGGCAGTTATCCGGTACAAGCAGGAGCATCCTGGAGAGCTTGAGGAGCGAACGCGGCAGAGGAAAGACCGGGAACAGAGAACGCCCGGCAACGAGAATGGAGGCTGACATGTACAGAACGTTTTCCGATCAGATGGGACGGAAACACCGGGTGCGAATGACGGATGAGGAAGTCCTGGATCGTTGGCGGTACTGGGTCAGTTTCTTCGGAATCTGCCTCCTGTGCGGAGCCGCGCTGACAATCTCAAGTGGAATAATTAAATGAAAGAAGTGTTCTGAATGGACAGTCGCGACAGATACCTGAAGTACGGGAGAATCTTTTCCGGGCAGGTCGGAAACAAGCGATACGAAGAGCTTCTGAACGACATCGGCACGAGCAACTATTATCGCTGGCAACTTCCCTGGACGGATCCGCTCCCGAAAGAGCCGCATGGCCGTTCGATGTGGAGAAACGAGGCCGATCCTGATCCGTGGGAACCGTTGATTCACGCCATGATCGGAGTGGCTGCCAAGGATTACGCCATGGCGCTTATTAACGGACCGCAATGGCTCGTTGAGGAGCTTCGTGGATGGTTCCTTGAGAACGAGTTTGCAACGCCGGTGATGCGGGAAGTTGAAAGAATGGTGCGCAGTTGCAGAAGCAGGTGGGAGCTTAATCATCTTCCGGGAAGAATCAGAACAAACTTGTAAGAGGAGAAAAGCAATGAAAAACTACGCCGCTAAAACAGTTGGAGATCTGATGACCTATGTGCAGGAAGAAGCGATTCCTGAAATCCGCAGGCTGATGGATTTGGCTGGAAAAGCAAACAAAGCAAATGGTGAACTGAATTTCACCCTACATCTGGATAACGACGGGTACGCAGCCTATGGCGTTTATACGAACGAAGGGGAGGAACTGCCGAACCGCATCTACGCGTACAAGACCCGCTTTAACTCCGAATGGCAACGGAATCCCCTGGCTGAGAAGGACCCGTGGGAGGCGAGCAGAGCATGACGGACGCGTATGAATGGCTCGGCACCTGGGAGCCGATTGAGGCACCCGGCCGGCATTGCAAGATGTATCCCGCCGGATTCGCTCATGGATATCAATATGATCCCCACGTTTTCAGGCAGAACGGGGTCAGCAGGGCAGTTCCGGTAGAAGGCCGGGTTGGCGGGAAACCGGACTGGCAGATAAGCCCACAGGCCCGTTTCTGGCTGAATGAGCGTAAGCCTTCGCTGGCAGAGCGGGTGCTTGCCTGGTTAAAGAGGCCGTGCTGATGGCGAAGGATTTCTTTCAGCTCCCGGACGACCAATGCGAGCGGATGAACCGGCAGGAAATGGTCGGAATGAAGTGGCTCCTGAGCGCATTGAGCAGCGTGGCCTATGGTCAGGACGACCTTGCAAAGCGGCTGGAGATGATCCCGAACGGGCAGAAGCGGTACCGGCTGATGCTTGGCCAGCTACGGGCCATCAGCAATGACCTGGTAGGGACGATGAAGGTCGGACAATGCAAGCAGATTAAGAACGTGATGAACGACATGGAGCTTCGGCTCGTTCCGAAGATGACGCCTTCCGTGACCAGGGTGAGCCTGGAGGCGGATGATCTGCGGTACATCGTGAACCAGGCGAAGAAGGAAACGTGCCTGAGTTGCATCAAGACGGATGCGGAGTGCCAGTCCTGCGAGATGTATCAGATCCTGGAGCGGATCGCTCCGCTGGATGATTACGGAGACGGAAGCCTCTGCCCCTACATGCGGGAGGATATTGTGGAATGACCTACAAGGACTACGCGGAAATCATCAAGCGGAATGTCCCGGCGGAGAAAGTGGTCCGGAACCTTGGGATTCCGGTCAACCATGCAGGCTTCTGCAAATGCCCGTTCCACGCGGACAAGACTGCAAGCATGAAGCTTTATCCGGGAAGCCGCGGGTTCTACTGCTTCGGATGCCATGCCGGCGGAAGTGTGATTGACTTCGTGATGGCTTATTACGGCGTCGATATGAAGAACGCGGTGCGGATTTTGAACGAGGAGTTCAATCTGCGGCTGCCGATTGGCAGGGAGCAGACCGCTGAGGAGAAGCGAGCCTCTGAAGAGATGGAGCTGAAGCGCAAGGCTGAAGCTGCGCAGCGGGAGAAGGTTGCAGCAGAGAAGCGTAATGCCTATCTGAGGTGGTGCGACCTTGGAAAAGAGATAAGCGACCTGCAACGGGACGCGGAGGATTACAGCCCTGATAAATGCAAAGGGGCGTTTCATCCGAAGTACCAGCATGCGGTGTTGTGGCTGCCTCAACTGCTGGCAGAGGCCGCCGACCTGGAGCTGATTTTTCTGAGAAAGGAGGAGCAGGATGGATGAAAGCAGGCTGTTCTCGGAACGGCTGAACACGGTGATGAAGGAGCGAAACCTGACGCCTGGGATGGTTGCGATCAAAACCGGCATCAGCGAGCGGATGATCCGGAACTACCGGAAGGGCGCCAATACCCCAGGGCTGTATAGCCTGCTGATACTCGCGAAGGCCCTGGATGTTGACATGAACTGGCTCGGAGGATTTGAGGAGGAGAAGTAAATGAGTGAACACGCCGCAATCATGACAGAAGAAGAGTACCGGAGCGATCCGGGTGTGAACAAGTCCACCCTGTGGGAGATCCGGAAAAGCCCGGCGCATTACAAGTGGGTGCTGGAGCATCCGACAGAGGACACTCCGGCGCTGAAGTTTGGCCGGGCCGTGCATATGGCTGTGCTTCAGCCGGAGGAGTTCAGGCGGAGCTACGCCGTGGTTCCGGAAGGCATTGACCGGAGGACAAAGGAAGGGAAGGCCGCATGGGCTGCTTTCCTTGCCGACCATGAAGGCCAGGAGTATCTGACGCAGGACGAGTTTGAGCAGCTCAACGAGATTTCAATGAGCGTTCAGCGGGAAGCCGGCTGGCTCCTGGAAGGGTGCGATACGGAGGTGCCGCTGTTTTGGGATGATTTGTGGACCGGCATTCGGTGCAAGGGCCGGGTGGACGCCATGAAGGAGCTTCCGGACAGGCTCGTGATGATCGACCTGAAGACCACCAGGGACGCAAGCACCGAAGCTTTTGCAAGAGCCGCCGTGAATATGGGATATCACGTCCAGGCCGCGCATTACATGACAGGGGTCGTTCAGATTGGGTTGAACCATAAAAAGCCGGTCGAGTGGTGGTTCATCGCCGTGGAGAAGGACGCCCCGTATGCGGTGAATCTGATTCGGGCAGGGGAGGCATTCGTGGACGAAGGAATGTTCCGGCTGACCGGGCTGATGGACAGACTGGATGAGTGCCTGAGAGAGGACAAGTGGCCCGGATATGGAGAGAACGAGCTGATCCTGCCAAAGTGGGCGGAAGGGGGAGATGAAGAGTGAGTTGTAACGAAAGAGATATTTATTCAGCCGTTGCCGGAGAAGTAACGAGCTTTTCAGTCCCAAATGGCATAAAAATACTCCTCCCTATTTACGGTGAGGATGATTATTGCAACGATAAACCGATTATGTATACGGACCCTGTAGCATATGGTTGTGTTGCTGGGATTGCAACTGGAAAATACTTCATTAGAGGGTTTGACCCTGTTGAAAATAAAAGAATAGACGACAGTTGCGATGGCCCTTTCGTTTATCAATTCTCTCCAGATGCAATGGGATGCCAAATATTTGAAGATTACATAATTGTTCCTGCATTGCGTTGCAAAAAGTGTGGAAGCCAGATGATGGCAAAGGTTCACACAAAAAATAAGTGTATAGCGAATTATCAATGCCCTGTTTGTTCCGACGAGATTGCATCAATTAATCTTGAAAAACTTGCTGCCTGGGGAGGTACCGTACATGACTCACTTTAAGAAGTTGATGAACCCTAACTACCTGGGCGCCTATGCCATTGATCCGGGGCAAGAGCTGACCGTGACAATTGCCAGCGTAAAGCAGGAAATGGTCATGGGACCGGACGGAAAGAAGGAAGAATGCATTGTTGCGCACTTCCAGGAACAGGGAATCAAGCCCATAATCCTGAACGCCACCAACTGCAAGTCCATCGCGAGGCTGTACAAGACGCCGTACATCGAGAACTGGGTAGGGAAGAAGATTACTATCCACGTTCAGCAGGTGAAGGCCTTCGGTGATGTGGTGGATGCCCTTCGCATCAAACCGGTATTGCCGGCTGCCGCTCCGGAGTTCAAGTGCGCTGAGTGCGGTGCGGTGTTGAAGCCCTACGGGCAGCTCAATGCCAGGGGGCTTGCGGACTACACCAGGAAGAATTACGGCAAGGTTCTGTGTGCTGAGTGCGCTCAGAAGGCCAAAGAAACTGCTGAAAAGCAGGAAGAAAAGAAGGAGGATTAAACCATGGACCGTTATCTCGTGGACATCAAGAATCACCCGGACAATACAGACCTGGAACACAACTATGAAGAGGACAAAGAGCCTTTGTGCATGAAGAACATTGTTTTACTTGGCGAAACTGATGAAGGAAAACTTTGGTCTATCGCACACAACATTTCCATCGAAGGGCTGAAAGAGATCATTATTCATTTGAGACGGACAAATTTCGAGACGTACTGCCTCATGAAATCGGCAATGCTTCTCGCCGACGCGGAGCTTCAGGTCTTAGACTTGGAAAAGCAAAAGAGCATAGCAAGCATGAGAGAGCTTCTTAACTCGTGGGCTGAGGAGGTGTGCAAATAATGCAGGAGCTTATCATCATCGGAAATCTCACCAAGGACCCTGTTTCCAGAACGACTGCTGCCGGGAAAACCGTGTGCGACATTTCCGTCGCGGTCAACCGTCGGAAGAAGGCAGACGGGACGCAGGAGGCCGATTTCTTCCGGTGCAGCGTGTGGGGGCAGATCGGCGAGGCCTGTCAGAAGCACCTGTCCAAGGGCAGCAAGGTCTGCGTGACCGGGACCGTTTCCGTCAGCACCTACACCGGGCAGGACGGGCAGACCAGGGCCAGCCTGGATGTTTTCGCCAAGGACGTGGAGTTCCTGAGCAAGCGCGGTGAGTCCGGACAGAGCAACGCGAATGTCGGCATGACTGACGTGAGCGGCGATGTGCAGGGCGAGTTGCCGTTCTGAGATGGGAACCATGACGATTGGAAGAACGCTGAAGGTTCTGCTTGAGGAGCGCGGCATGGCTCAAAAGGATCTTGCAAGGCAGACCGGGTTGACGGAGACGAGCATCAGCAGATACGCAAGCGGTGAGCGGATGCCAAACGCGCGTTCTCTGATGCGGATTGCGAAAGCTCTCGGTGTGGATGAGAAAACGCTGATCGACGGCCCGAAGCGTGCAGGATGGGAACATGTCGGATCTGATCGTTCCAGCAGATTCCGTTGTCCGAGTTGCAAGGAGATTGCGTATTATCCGCAAACGACTCGCGGGGAAAGAAGAGAAGCGAGCTGTCCGTACAGGTTCTGCCCGAACTGCGGACGGAGCATACAGGTTTGAGTTAACAGGGGCTGGATGCATCATCATGGGACGGGCCAGGTTTTCACTTCTTCCCCTCCTGTGCCGCGCTCGGTAGTTGCTGGCCGCATAAGCGCGACTGCATCCGGCCCCGAACTATAAACGCAGGCCCCGGATTAAGGCGTCCTGCGAGGCGCCATCCAGGGCGGAATGAGAGGTTTATATGAATGTACTGATTGCGTGCGAAGAGTCTCAGGTCGTCTGTAAGGCTTTCCGGGAGCGTGGGCATGAAGCCTACTCCTGTGATATCCAGGAATGCTCCGGTGGGCATCCTGAGTGGCATATTAAAGGCAACTGCCTGCCCCTGATTCGTATGGGGGGGGGGGGTAAAATTCCAAACCTTTGATGGACAATGGCATGAGATGTGCGACACATGGGATTTGATTATCGCGCATCCTCCATGCACCTACTTGACCGTATCCGGAAACCGTCATTTTGCAGAGGATCGGTATGGAATTAAGGCTGTAGGCCGATACATGGACAGAGTGGATGGCATTCGGTTCTTCATGGAGTTCACCTGCTGCAATGCAAAACGTGTTGCGATTGAAAATCCGATTGGGATCATGAGCAGCGTGTACCGAAAACCGGATCAGATCATCCAGCCGTATGAGTACGGGCATCCTGTACGCAAGGCAACATGCCTTTGGTTGCGGGGGCTGCCACAACTTCAGCCGACAGAGATAGTCGAACCTGGAGCCGTGGACGAATACGGCTTTAGCATCGGTGGCGCAATGCGATATGCAAAGGATGAAAACGGGAAGATCATCCCGTGGAACGATCCAAGAACAGCAAAAGAGAGAAGCAAAACCTTCCCCGGAATTGCAAAGGCAATGGCTGAACAATGGGGATAAGCCAAAGCAAACAAATATAACGCAGCCGGCTGCGGCGGAGCCGGGAAAGGATGTAATGCATGGATATAAGGAAGAAAACGTGCCTGATCATCCGGAGGAATAACCATTACCTGGTTGGCGCGAACCAGATGGTTGGCGGGCTGAACTGGAGCCGGGACAGATATGACGCCTGGCGGACCAGAGATGCCGAGAAGGCCAGGAGCATCGCAAAGAAGTGCGGCGGTGTGCTGGTCTTGTTTAATCCGATTGTGGGCGAGGCGAGATTGCTTTGAGGAGGTACAAATGACGGGGAATGAAGTGCCGTCCGTTATCACACGCATCAAATGCTATAGGTGCGGAGGATTGTACACGACAGATAAGCAGCCTGTCTTCGGGTTTGGATCTTGTAACTATGAGAAATGCCCGATCTGCGGATGCGGAGGGAACGACCGTCATAACAGGATTTCCATAACAAAGTTCAAGTTCATCCGGTGGTGGAGAGTGAGGAGGCGCTCGCAAATTGGGCAAGCTTAATGGCAGAAAGATCGAGGCCATGCATAAGCTTTATGGATTTGGAGCGGGCCGATGCAAAAACTGCCCGCATCTCGTAAGACATGTATGGGACAAGATTTATTACAAGTGTTCTCTTTATGGTGACAGCGCAAGCGAAGCAACGGACTGGAGATTGAGCTGGCCTGCCTGCGGGCTGATCGATCACGACCCGGAACCGGACAACTGGATTCCGGTCATAAGGCGGTATGAACGAGTCGTCACGGTTGAACAGCTTCCTGGGCAACTCAGCATGGACATTTAATTGATATGGGATGTGAAGTGCCGATGGGCTTCTCCAGAATGGAGCCGGGTCGGAGTGGGTGCGCCGTTGAAGCTTGCAGGGCGGGGACGGTGTACGGGGGATTTTTAAAAGAAAGTGAGGGTGATCAAATGAAGGAATACAAAGTTCCTGTGCAATCTCTTATTGATCATATCAAAACGGCGGTTGATGTGGATGATTGGGCGAAAGATATGGCAGAGGATCTGCTTAAAAGGTGTGTTCCAACGAATGTGAACCGAATGAAAGATAGTGTTTTCAGCGGTTACAAAACTGGTGATTGCCCATTGTGCGGCAAATTGATCGTAAGCGAAACCAGTAAACCTAAGCGTTTTTGCAATTTTTGTGGTCAGGCGGTGAAGTGGGAATGAATGACAGGGAGATCATAAAACTGCTTGAGATTCTTATTGGAACAACAGAAGCAGTTGGTGATTCAGTGGTTGATGATAAGATTGAGAGCAATCTGAAAACGCTGATTGATGTTGCTAACTGGTGTATGGACGGCGTAAACCAAAGCGCATCAACAAGGCATCGTCCGGAATATAGCATGAGAAAAGTAGGGGAACGTGCTTTTTCTGCACTTTGCGAATGGGAAGAATGGCTTAAAGAACAGATACAAGCTGATTAACCACGGGCAGGAAGGTCGGTGAAGTAGGATGAAAATAGAAGAATGGGAAAATAAAACTGACGAATGGAAGAACGGCTATTTGGCGTATGCAAATAATTACACTATTGAAAATCCAGACGAGATGAGTAAAGATTGGTGGCTCGGTTTTGATTATGCTTGCAGATATGCAGAGTTGGATAAACAGAATGGCGAATACCCATTTGTGTTTTTTGCAAAGGCGGTGAAGCGAAACGATTGACTGGACTGAAGTGATCAATTCGTGGGAGATTTTTAGAGATAAAATGTTTTCTGCTTTGACGTGGAAAGGAGAACAGACGATGCTTGACATAGAGAAGGTTATTGAAGGGCTTTAGCATTGTGACTTTGGCGGTTCCGGGGCTTGTTACGAAAAGGAGTGTCCGTACTATCAAAGTCATGACTGCACAGATGAATTGAAAAATGACATTCTTGTCCTGCTGAAAGAGCAGGAAGAGCGGATTGAAACGCTTGAGTCGCTGAGAAGGATTGAGCAGGAAGGTCGGTGAAGCGGGATGGATTCGATCCTTTATGATATGTTCGCAGAAGAACTCGTCTGCGTAAACGACCTGAAGAATGTTGAGTATGCTCCGCCAGAAAGATACAGCGTGGTTCGGCCTGGAACAACCGCCAATTTCATAGAGCATTGGTCGGGGACTAAAGACGGAACCTTCGCGTATTTATCCGTAATCTATACAGAGGAGGAGTATTACGATCAACATCTTCACGCGGAAAAGATTACTTCAAAATGTAAATCCAATGGCTTTAAACCAGAGCTTCTTAGAGACCTCATTGTTCCGAAAGAAACCTTTGATGAGTGGGTGAAACACTACGAATTGAATAAGAGTATAGAAGGAGAGAAAGAATAATGGAATATGCATCAGGAAGAGCAACATCCACGGCAACAGCGTGTAGCGAACAAGCGCCCGGAAATACAACATTCAAAGATTTGATCGAAAAGACGGATACAACGCTGGCAGAGCTTAACAATGTTTTAGGAGTGATCATGGCGATGATGACGGGCGATGAACGCAACGAGATCAATAACAAAGAACCTTCGTGTTGCATGGAAGCGGTTGAAGCTATGCTTGGTAGAGCAGAGACGGCTTTAAAAGCCGCCTTGAAAATCAGAAGCACAATCGCATGAGGTGCTGAGAATGACAAGAGATCAGACAATTATAGCCGACTTCGCGCATCTGCAAGGAATGCTTCAAGCCTTGTGGAACATGAGTCCAAAAGAGCCTGTTGGGATGACTGACGCATTGCAGGAAGCCGTTGATGAACTTGAAGAGCTGCGGAACGACGTCTACAAGTCCCTCGGAATCGAATACTGGGTGGAGATGAAGAACAATGAGTGAAAGGCCAGCAAAGAAGAAAGTAGAGTTCATTGAGTCATACTGGACCGGAGGCCCGCATGGAAGAGACTATGTCTGGAATGACAATCACGGGGAACTGGTCAGGTGTAAGGATTGCAAATGGTATGATCCGCTGTCTTCTCTATGCGATAACTGTGGACTGCCACGGGAAGAGATGTTTTTCTGTGCTGATGGTAAAAAGGGTGAGGCAAAATGAAAGAATACATCATCCAGATTGATGAAACACAAAAGGACATAATGGGCGGACGCCCATTGTTGGAGCTGCCGAAGGAATTGGTTCGGTGCCAGAACTGCAAATGGTGGGACAAAAAGGATGATTCACCGTATGGGTACTGTAATGCGTGTAAACATGGGTTTCGATCCGCCCATTGGGAAGTAGGGATATACAGAACTTACAAAGGCGACTGGTTCTGCGCTGACGGAGAAAGGAAACAAAATGGCTGAATATCCCGAATTGGTCCCGGCCACAAACGTAATGGAAGTTTTATTCCGGGCGTGGTTGCTCGGATGGAAAGGGCATCGAAAGGCCCGCTGGAAGCGGAAATGGGCAAGGCATGGGATCAGATATTGAAAAGAGGTGAGTTGTGTTGAGCAAAAAGTCTTTCAAACGGCTTCAGAACAGGCTGTACCGTGAGATCAAGCACAGGATGGAGCTTGAGCGCATGGTCACAACGGTACACAACGAGCTGAAAAAGCTTCATATCGAAAAAGTAAAGGCTGGGTATAAAGTTCCGCTTTCACACTATAACGACAGCTTATTAGAGCATAGGGATATGGAAGAGTACGCACGACACCATCTTGCAAGAGATATCGCAGAAGGGCTGGATAAAAAGGGGTATATCCGGTATTGCGCGGAAAATTATGAGTTTGATCAAACCATAAACTTCTTTGCAGAGGCGTATGTCATGAATCCGGATGCACACAAATACTTCGGGGGATGATGCGCCATGGACAGAATCGACAGGTGCGTATGTTGCGGCAGGATCATTCCGGAAGGGCGCATGGTATGCCAGATCTGCGAACACGATGAGCGGAGGAAGTCTGATGGAAAAGCTTACGGAAGATCGGCGGGAAATCTTCACCGATATTTACAGGTACTACGAAAAATTCTGGGACATGCCGGACAAGGTGGAAAACTGGGCTGAAGCTGCCGCGGAGATGTGCCGGATCGCTACCAAGCACGGAAATACACCCCTGGTGGTCAACCTGCTGAACGCCTGCTACTGGTCAATCGACGCGGAAACAAAACTCGCAAGGGAGGCAATCGAAAATGGAGTCAGATAAGCCGATTTTCGTGGAGTTCATGGGCGCCAGGCTGCACGAACAGGATGGAGAGCGAACCTATGAGCCTATCGGACCGATCACAATCTCTCAGGCCCATCTGTGCGCATTCTATGACCATGCGCTGATGCTTGGGGACGTCAAGATCCGCGTCATGGAAAGCTATGATGATATTTACAACAAGCTTCACGGGAGGGTATACGCATGACAACGGAGGAGCGGGCCAGGAAATGTACGGCCCCGGAGACAGAACGAATTTATCCGGAGATTCCAGGATACGGTCGTTCTCTTGGACGGAAGCGAGAAGCATGGCATGTAGGATACACAAGCCCAAACGCAAGGCAATGCGAGTGCGGCGCGTTCCCCGTTTTTGAGCAATACACTATGGATTACGGGCCGGAAGGGGAGAGAAACGTCCCTGCAACGGAGTTTGTTGCAATCTGCCCATCGTGTGAGCGCAGGGCGAAAGGTTCCGGAAGCATTGAATATTGCCTGGATATGTGGAACCGGAGGATCATGTCCCGCGACAGCATGCGAGTCCAGGAAAGGCCGGCTGATTTCGATACGGAGGCATGTGTTGCGCTGAGTGGGCGTTTGATCAGGGATGCCATGGAAGAAGCGATCAGATTGGTTAAGCGCCGGTGGGAGATTGACAGGCAGCTTGCAAATCCGCTTCTGAGTGATGTCCGCAGAGAACTCCTGTACACGGAGTTCAAAAGTCTGCGGCACCACCTGAATGAGATGAACAAGGTTTTCTATGGACCGATCACGATGGACCGGGACGGGGACGCAATTATCTCCAAGATCAGACAGAAACTATACCCCACGTTGAAGCCGGAAGAGCGGATCACGATTCCGCTCCGGCTGGAAAGGATGAAAGAATGGAAAACAAAATGAAATGTGGTTCGTGTGGAAGCGACAAAATAGTAATATACCGGCTTGGCTATTCAGAGCCGCCAGTATACAGGTGTACCGTGTGTGGCAAAACTGGATTTACAGAAAATATTATTAAGCCTGAAAAATCCGATGTCGTCAACCACCCTTCGCATTATGCCGGCAAGATTGAGTGCATCGATTACATCCGGGATAAGCTGACTATGGAAGGGTTCACGGATTACTGCATCGGGAACGTGATGAAATATATTTCACGCTGGCGGAAGAAAGACGGCATCCAGGACCTGAAGAAAGCTGCGGTGTATCTGAACTGGGCAATAGAGAGCGCCGCAAAGGAGGAAGCATTTGCGGACAAAGACGCAGCTCAACGCGGCGATCAGGACGTGCTGGCGCCTGCAACATAAAGAGGTGCAGGAATGACGATTTTCTTCTACCCGGATGGAATCACAAAATGGAAGTTCTATCGGAAGACATACAGAAAAGCTCGTCACAGAAGGATGGGACAGCGGCTTGTAAACTATAGTATTAGGCATGGATACACGAATGGTTTGATTGTAGCACTATGATTTTGTGCGGTGGCGGAATAGGTAGACGCTTACACTATGCAGGTAGATACGACATATGTCCTATCTTCTAAGAAGAGATACGGCACGTTACCACCTGTGGTCTTAAGTCGGCCGTTGGAATGCTCTTTATGTGAGGTGCAAATCCTCACCCGCATTATTATTTAAGGGAGGGCGCATATGGACGATCTTATTAGCAGAAAAGATCTGCTTGAAGCCTATGACAAGGCGCACCAAGGGCCACCCGGAGGAGCAAGAAAGCTGATCGAGGAAGCCCCAAGAGTGTTTAGTATTAAATTCTCAGAGAAGGAGTTTGAAAAAATCCTCCAGTATCAGAAAGACGTGCTGACCGATACTGCACAGGAAGCAATAATGGATGCCATCAGCGTAAGAACTTTTGATGACGTTCTGCGGCTTGTATGCCGCATCGAAGACCGCAAAAAGAAGGGAGCTATCAGATGAAAAAGAAAATTGCCATCATACTTCTTCTTGCGGTTCTAACGGTCACGCTGGCGGGTTGCGCTTCGAAAACAATCGATTCAAAAGGCATAGAACGGTATGTTTCGTACGGATTGATCGAAGTTGAAACCTTAGATACTGAGAGCAAAACTACTGTAGCGTATGATCCACGAACCATGATATGCTATCTGAAATTTATTGACGTTTATCGTTTGGGCATATCCCCGTATTATGTTATCGGAGAAGACGGCAAACCAGAAATCGCTGTTTACGGCGTGAATTACCCCTTAACAAGCCCTGGCAAATGAGAAAGGTGCTGGATGATGAATCAAATCGGCGTGATCGAACGTATTGACGAGCTGATTTTCGAAGCGGAGAAAGAACCCAGTTGGACAGCTACGCAGGCACTGCGGTGCTTACGGAAAGAATTGCTGAACGAACCAGCGATCCCGACCAGGTGGATTTATGATTACCTCGACAAGCTCGAGCCGGAAACGGCGGAGCGAAACGCTGTTGTGCAGATGTTTGTCGCCTGGAAGAAAGAGAAGGAGAAAGCATGATTAAAAGAATCTGTGACAGGTGTGGTAAGACGATGGAACTGAAGGAAGATGGTTGCGTTTCATCTGCCAATGGCCATGTAATCGTCAAAGCAAAGGACGGCGGAGCCTTTGAAAGCTGGGCGATCCTCGATCTGTGCCTTGACTGCCGATTGTCTTTTCTCAGGTGGCTTGACATGAATAAAGGCGGCGCATGCTCTGCTTACTCATCTGCAAAGGACGCAGCAGGTATTGTGCAACATGGGTAAACGATCTGACTACAAGAAAGACAGGGCTTGGGATTCGTGGGATATGAACTGCCGGAGAATCTGCCCGGTCGATTCACCTTCCAGGCGAAAGCTGCGAGACATTCTCCGCAGACAACACAGAAAAAGAATCAATAAGGCTGCAAAGGAGGACTCAGAGTGAAGATCTATGTGCGCCGCACGTCCGATGGTTTCCCTTTACGCGGCAACAACGTTCGTGAGTTTGAATCATTGGAGGAATGCATTAACACATTGGAGTGTGAAACTGGCGAAGAAGAATATGTTGTTTCCAAACCTGCCCATTGGAACGGCATTCCAGAAGGTGTGGAAAGAGTCGTGGAGATATATGACGACTATAGGGAATAAATAGACCGCGGGTGACTGGAGGTAAGCAGACAACATGGTCAAGATTTGCATAACCAAGACAAGCAACTTGGATTTCGAAGAGATTAAGGAATATGAAAATCTGGAAGCTTGCGTGAACAATTTGCTTAAACAGGGTTTATTCAAAAACACCACCCCGGAACTTGTTATATCAAAACCTCAAGACTATATGTCAAAGGAATCAGCAGACTGTGACTATGTAGTCGAAATATACGATACATGGAGAGAATAATGGGGGGGATGAAATTGCCACCGAAGACAGACAACAGAAGCGTCGGAGGAAGGTTTGAGCAGGAGCTGGCGGAACGTCTCTCCAGCTACGGCGCCTGGGTGCATGTGCTTCAGCAGAACAAGGCCGGACAACCCGCTGATCTCATCGTGGCGACTCGAAAATGCCTTGCGCTGATTGATTGCAAGGTTATTTCCGGCCCTGGTGGGTTCAGAATGAGCCGAATCGAGGAGAATCAGCGGTATGCCATGACGCGGTTTCTTGAGCGGACGGGCAGACGCGGGTGGTTTGCACTCAAGTTACCCGACGGAGAGATCTACTTTGCCTTCGCAAACAATTTGATCAACGGGATATATAAGGACGCTAAATCCATCTCCGAAGAAGAGATCCGAAAAAACTTTCCCACGCTTAGTGAATTTGTGAGGTGGTATCTCTTGTGAAAACAATCATTTCAAACGTGATCCGCATCGAAGACCCTACACCGGAGATCCGGGAGTATGCAAAGACACAGCTTGAGCTTCCGAATCCTGAGTATGTCAAAAAGGAGCGCATGGGATTCTGGCTTGGAAGGACACCGAAAACGCTCCGGCTCTATGAGTGGCACGGCGGGGACCTGATCCTTCCCTTCGGGTTGGTGCGGGAGTTGCTCCCGCTGCTCCAGGCCGGGGATATCCGTGGCATGTTTGTTCCGGGAGAGGACGTTGACTACGGCCAGCCGATCCCACTCTATGACTACCAGCGGGATGCCGTGACAGCGCTGATCCGGAAGACCTACGGCATCCTGAAAAGCCCTGCCGGGTCCGGGAAGGGATTGCCGTTGAGCGCAAAGATTTATACACCGGATGGCTACACAAGAAACGGCGATTTGAAAATAGGCGATGAGGTTCTAAACAGTTACGGTGGAATAAACAAGGTAACAGGCATTTATGACCGTGGAAAACAGTTTTGCTATCGGTTTACTTTTACGGATGGATCGTCCGTTGTATGTGACCAGGATCATTTATGGACGGTAAGAAATACACGGAAATACTCCCAAGAATGGGAAACAATATCCGCGAAAGACCTATATAAACTCGGAGTCTTGGATCAGCACGGCAACAGGCAATGGGAAATCCCGATAGCAAAGCCCGTATGTTTTTCAGAAAGAAAAGTGACGATAGACCCATGGTTGCTTGGCGTTCTTCTCGGAGACGGAACATTCGTAGACAGAGAAGTGTCTGTTTCAAACACAGAGAAGGATATCCTTGAGAGGGTCAAGAAGACTGCGAATTGTACATTTTACAAACGAAAAGAAAGAGTAAGTTACATTATTAAAGATAGAGGCAGTCTGCTTTACAGGCTTGAAGACTACGGCCTGCGCGGTTTGCACAGTTGTGAGAAGTTTATACCAAAGGACTACATATACAACTCAATTTATGTCAGGCTAAAGGTATTGCAGGGACTGATTGACTCGGACGGTAGTGTGAGAGGGTCAGAGATTACAATAACAAGTACGTCCAGGCGTTTGATGGAAGATTGCCTTGAAATTGTGGAAAGCCTTGGAGGAACCGGAACAATTTCTGAAAGGCATACGATGTTCACCTATAAAGGAGAAAAGAAGCCAGGAAGAACATCCTACAGGCTTTCATTGAAATTGTATGACTTTGATCCATTTACGAGTGAAAAGCACACGAAAAACGCTTCCGTAAGAACAAAATATGTCCGCGCATACAGAAGGATAAAGTCCATAGATATAACGACTCCAAGAGAAACAAGATGCATTACCGTTGACAGCGATGACTCATTGTATCTTACAGACGGATTCGTTGTAACACATAACACCCAAACAGCCCTGGCTTATATCCAGGCCGTCGGGAAGAAGGCCCTGTGGCTCTGCCATACAGCGGACCTGCTTCATCAGAGCAAAGAACGTGCGGAGCTGTATATGCCGAAAAGCCTGATGGGTACCATCACGGAAGGGAAGGTAAACATCGGCACCGGCATCACCTTCGCGACGGTGCAGACCATGTGCAATGTGGATCTCCCCAGGTACCGGAATGAATGGGACGTGATCGTTGTGGACGAAGCTCACCGCGTTTCTCAGAGCGCTACATCCGTCAGCCGGTATCAGAAGGTGCTTAACAACCTGGCTGCCCGGCACAAGATCGGCCTAACGGCCACTCCTGATCGCTCAGACGGCCTGATTCGGGCCACCTTTGCTCTGATCGGGGGAATTGTCCACGAGGTACCGGACGAGGCCGTAAAGGGCAAAATAATGCCGGTTACGGTGATGCCTGTTCAGACCGAATCCGTGATCACGGATGATTGCCTGAACGTGGACGGCACAATCTGCTACACCGGGCTGATAAACCACCTTTGCTCTGATCCGGAGCGGACAAGGCTGATTGCATCCTGTATACAGGAAAACGCAGGCCATAGTTGCCTGATTCTGAGCGACCGGATCTCTCACCTGGAGGCAATCCGGGACTCCTTGCCGGAGGAGATGCGCCGGGAATCAGCGCTGATCACCGGGAAGATGACCAGCAAAGCAGACAAGGCTTACCGGCAGCAGGCAATCGAGGATATGCGAGAAAACAGACTCAAGTATCTTTTTGCCTCGTATAGCTTGGCCCGCGAGGGACTTGATATTCCCCGCTTGGACCGGCTGTTCCTGGCAAGCCCGGTCAAGTTTTCAGCCGTTGTTATACAAAGCGTCGGGAGAATTGCACGAACTTTCCTTGGCAAACAGACTCCGGTCTGTTATGATTTCGTAGACGGGCAGATCGGGTTCTGTCAGAAGATGTTCCGGGAGCGGAAGAAACACTACCGGAAGCTGGATGCAAAGATTGGAGAATAGGAATGGAGTCGGTTTTAATCAGGTTCACGGCTGATGAGTTTCTGCACTCCACGGAGCCGTATGATTACCTGGCCGGGATGGGGTTCTCGCCGGCACGGGACCACGAGGTCACCGCCTATATGAAATTCGCCAAGAACGAGTGCGGTATCTCGGCAAAAACCTTCCGGGAGGAGCTGAAGAAGGCAGAGCTTCGGGCGGCCGGAAGCAACTCCCGCCAGGTGTCCGCACAGCAGACAGAGTTTCCTGGGCAGCCGGCAAAGCTGTTCTGCCCTGGATATCTCTGCAATGAGAGCGGAGTCTGGGCAAGCAATGGAATGTTCGGGCCGGTCTGCATCTGTCCTCAGCCCATCATGCCAATCCGCCGCATTGAGAACTACGACACCGGGGAGCGGAAGATCGAGGTGGCCTTCTACGACAAAAATGCCTGGCGCACGATGATCGTCCCCAAGTCTGTTCTCGCGACGGCAAACCGGATTGTTCAGCCCCTGTCAGAGCGTGGTGTGCTTGTGGACAGCGAGTCCGCAAAGAGCCTGGTAACCTATTTCACCCGGATGGAGGCTGCAAACATCCTCCCGGAGACGCACAGCGCAACCCGGCTTGGCTGGATCAGCGAAAACAAGTTCCTTCCGTATGAAAAGGATCTGATCTTTGACGGCGAGGTCGAGTTTGGCCAGATGTACCGCGCCGTGACAGAGTTCGGTGACCGGGAAAAGTGGTTCAGCCTCGCACGGGAGGTCCGGCAGTCAGATAACATCGTTCCCAGGGCCATGCTGGCAGCTTCTTTCGCCTCGGCTTTAATCAAGCCGCTCCGGAAGCTCCCGTTTTTCCTGCATGTGTGGTCGGATGCATCCGGTACGGGCAAAACTGTCGGCCTGATGTTCGCCGCGTCGGTCTGGGCTGATCCGAATGAGGAAGCTGCGTATGTAAAGAACCTGAACACGACCAATGTCGCGCTGGAAATGTGCAGCTCCTTCCTGGGATCGCTCCCGCTCTGCCTGGATGAGCTTTGTCTGAAGGACACCGGCGGGTTTAAAGGCGACCTGGAGTCTATAGTCTACCAGTTCTGTGAGGGTGTGGGCCGCTCGCGTGGTTCCCGCACGGGCGGCACCCAGCGGCAGAGGCAATGGAACTGTTGCGCGATCAGCACCGGAGAGACGCCGCTCATAAAAGAACGGTCCCGCGCCGGAGCTGCAAACCGCGTCCTGGAAATTGAGTTCGGAGAGCGCCCACTTTTTGCAGACAATGTCCGCACAGCAGACACGATCCGGCAAAACTACGGCTTCGCAGGAAAGGCCTTTATTTCCGCATTACAGCGCCCCGGCGCCGTGGATGAGGTTTCATCCTATCAGCGCGAATACTACGCCCGGATGCTCGATTTTCCCGGTGTTACGGACAAGCAGGCGCTGGTTGCGTCGCTTCTGCTCGCGGCAGACAGGTTTGCAGCCATCCATGTCTTTGATGACTGCTACAACCTGCACCCGGAGGATCTCGCGCCCATGACTAAGCGCACGGAGGACGTGGACACAAACCGCCGCGCCTATAACTGGCTCATGGGGACCATTGCGGAGAACAATTCGCGCTTTGAGCCTACAGATGAGCATTATTCCGGCCCGATCTGGGGCAAGCTGGATGAAGTCGGCGGGAAAGTTACCGCCTGCATCATCTGTTCCCGCTTCGATGAGCTTTTGTCCTCAGCCGGGTATGATCCGAAGTCTTTCCGTAAGTATGCGCTCAGGCATGGATTGCTGGAAACGCAGGCAGGCAAGACTACAAAAGTCGTCCGCCTTACAAGTCTTTCCGCTGTCGTCAGGTGCGTATGCGTGAAAATGATCGACCTGGACGCGGAAAAAGAGGAGCCAATACCGGTAGAAATCGCACAGGAGGAGATGCCGTTTTGAGTGGTTTCAGAGTCGCATTTTCGCGCCCGTTTTGCCCCGGATAGGGCGCGTTACCTATTTTGCGCTTTTCGAAGGTAACGAAAATCGCGCCCTGGAAGCGTTGAAAAATAAGGGTTTGCGGGCTTTGGAGGTTCGTTACACCATGATTGCCGGGAATGGTAGTATATATATAAAAAAATATTTTGTGAGAGAAGAAAGTTTTTATATATATAAGAATAATAAAATAAGTGTAACAAGTGTAACAGGTGATACAGACTTGATAATAAAAGGCTTGAGCGTTTCACTTTTGTTGCACCACAAGAAATAGGTGTTACGGGATGCAGGGAAGGAGCTGAATTGATGAAACCATACACTCAGTACGTTAACTACATGCTCCGCCAGGTTTTTGCGCGGGACGGATCTTTAAAAAATCGCACGATTGCCGAGGTTGAGAACGATACCATCTGTCTGGATATTTTGCGCGGCCGGTCAGAACAGGAACGGAATATTTTGCGCGAGATCGTTTCTGCCAGCGAAAATGTTCCGATGCGCGAGGCGGTCAGAAGATTCGCGCTGGACAATCAGATGGACGAGAAGGATACCTGGTCACTTGTCCGGAAAACGACTGAAGAAATTGCGCGGAGAAAGGGGCTGATTTGATGGGACATAGAAAGGGAGATCCAAGGCCGGATCAGGTCCCTCAGCTTGAACCTGAAGAGCTTTCGTCTCTCGTTTTGAATGCATATAACAGGTCGTGTATGCCACGATGCGACATGAAAGATCCGGACGCTGTTGCAGAACGGTACGATCAGTATATTATGTCCTGCATTCGGGATAGCGCGCGGCCTGGTGTAGCTGGAATGGCTTCTGCATTCGGGTACAGCAGGGAAAATCTGAGGCGGATTAAGGACGGGGAAGTGAAGAGTATACCGGAAGCAAGCCGTCTCACGCTTAAAAGAGCATGGGGCATGCTGGAGGATTTGATGGAGCAATATGCCCTTAACGGAAAGATCAATCCGGTGTCGGCGATCTTCCTGATGAAGAACAACTTCCAGTATCGCGATCAGACAGAGACGGTCGTGGTCAAGCGCGATCCGTATGAGACAGGCAGCCCGGAAGAAATTGCGCAGAGATACCTCGCCGGGGTGGCGCCCGCGCTGGACGTCCCGCAGGAAATTGCGCGAGAAAATGCGCCGGTGGTGGAGACGGTCGTGGTGGATCAGACCGGGAAGGTCGAATGATTTCGCGCGGAGAGGATTTTGCGCGGAACATAAAAATACCCGCCCTTAATCGGGGCGGGTTTGACATTTTGCGCGGGATCAATCAAAGTCGCGGATCTCTTCGGTGCAGAACGGATGCTCCAGGGCGTTGTCGATCACGGCGATCAGCGGGTCCTCCGCACCATAATCCGGATCGTCTCTGTATTTTCGCGCCAGGGCCTTCGCCTCCTCCAGGTCGAAGGAACCGGTGGACCAGTCGTCTGAAGGATCGCGCTGGACGGCGTACCAGGGATTCCCGCCGGACGGGACGCCGGGGTCCGGGATTTCGCACGGATCGACGGGAGTCAGATCCTCCAGCAGCTCTTCCATGGGCTTTTCCCATTCACGGGCCAGGTCTTCAACTTCCGCGCGGGTGAGCGTTGTGTTCTCGTCTGCGTTGCTTCCCCACAGGGTCAGCTTGTCCTGCTTGATACGATAGGTTTCCATGTTCTTGTCCTCCTTCAGATTTTCAGATTTTGCGCGGGCCATGTCGGAACGGATCAGGGATTTGATGTAGCCTTGCTTGTTGGGTAGGCTGTCCAGGTAATTGAGGATGTCCGCATCGGATGAAAGCATGAGACGGATGGTGATCAGGCGGGTGTTGTTCTTGTTATACTTTACGGATGCGCGGATCTGAGCTTCGGATGATGGCATTGTTTCTTCCTCCTTTGAACGTATAGACAGATTTTAGCACGGTTTTCGCGGGCTGGCAATGGGGATTTGCTACCATTTTCTGACTGAATTTCTATGCATTTCGCGCGTATAAGCCGCGCATAAACCGGTGAAAAGTTGACGTCAAGTATAATCTGGTATTGATTCGGCTTCCAGATTGGACAAATACCGCGCTATCAACTATTCGTGAAACGTATGTTTTGCGAATAGTAGGCGCCTCCGGGCCTCCGCGCCTCCGCCTGCCTTACCGGATCTGACAAGCGGAGGCGTGGCCGGGGTCGTGTGTTACTGGTACCAGGGGAGGAAGAGGTGCGCTCCTGCGTGGCGGCTGGTTAGGGCGTCAATCGCCAGCAGGGCGGCGCCGATGATGATTAGGGCGGCGGCGATCATGGCGGGGCCTCCTTTCACTTGAGGATAAAACGCCGGGACGGGTTCGGGCGGGTGCAGGCGGCGACGATTCCGGGGTGCATGGCTTCGGCTGCCGCCTTATCAAACGTGGTACCGTTCACGGTGCGCCAGGTGATTTTATAATCCGTTCCTGCCAGGGTATCCAGGCCGGCGGCGTCCATGTGCGCTTTGATGGCGTCTTGTGCGGCCTTAACCATGGCGGCGGCCTCCTCCTGTATCCGGGTATATTCGCGGATCTGGGCGACGTTGGCGGCGATCTGTGCGGATGTCATTTTGCTGTTTCCTTTCTCCGGCCTTTTACCGGGCCGGGCGGCATGTCGTTTTTCCGGGGTTTTTCGGCCCTTCCGGGCCTGTGTGGCGTGTTCCGTGGGTCTTTCCTCATGCGGCCCTTCCGGGGCCGTAAATGGGCCATTTTTAGGCCGTTTCCGGTGGGGCCGGATTTCTCCGGCCCCGTGGCGGTCTGTCAAGCTTCGACGGGCTGGCGGTCCAGGGTGGCGGCGTCTATGCTGGCGATGACATCCGGCCAGGTCTTGGCGCTGATTTCTCCGGGCTTCCGCAGGGCCTCCGCGACGTACACTGGGCCGGCGCTCTCGCTGCGGTGGGTCCGGTAGCAATGGAAACCGCATTCCATGCACTTCCGGCCGTTGCACTCTATTTCACCGCGGGCCAGGGCTTCAGCCATGCCGCGGGGCGTGTACACCGTAAAGACGAAGTCCGCCCAGCTCCAAATCTCCTTGAATGGGGTGTTGATCATGGGAGAGGATACGCCGCAAATCAGATTGGCGGGCTTTCCTTCCTGCCGTATTGCCTGGTCAAGGATCGCGGGGCGCTTGGTCCAGATTGTAAAGGTCGCGGCCGGGTGGGTGGCAGCTATGCGCAGCAGGTTGATTGCGTGGGTGAGGTTTATAATCTCTCCGTCTGAGTTGTATCTCACCGTCAAGCCTGGGACCAGGACCAGCGCGGCCTCTTCTGCGGTAAATTCTACCTGTGAGAGAATCTCGCCGGTGATGTGGTGGGCGCGGGTGGCGCTGTCCCACAAATTGCGAGTGTAGCAATATTTACAGATGACTTCCGGGGATTCGGTGGCCTGCATGCGGGGGCAAAAATCATTGTTACTGCATGCGGTGTCCAGCGAAAAAATTCCTTCGATCTTGCCGGAATTGTGGTAGGTGATGGCGCGGCCGGTTTGCAGGGCCAGGGCGACGCGGGCGGCGGTGTTGCCTTCAAGAGCCTGGGCGATCTGGGCCAGGGTTTCAAGGTGCCGCTTTTCCTGGTTCTCGCGCTGCTTCCGGGCGCGTTCGCTTTCGGGCTCCCCGGTGGTGTTGGTGGTCATCGGTTTATGCCTCCTTTTCAGTAAATGTCCCCATGCTGGCACATGGAATAAGTGCGGCCGTCCGGGGTTGCTATCATGTGATCAAGGACTTGAATATTAAACAGCGCCAGGGCCTTTTTGATTTGCAGCGTGCTGGCAATGTCTTGTTGGCTCGGGGCGCAGGTTCCGCCGGGGTGATTATGGGTTAGAAAAACGCTGTGCGCATTACTTAACAGGGCGACGGTTGCGACCGTTCGCGGGTAGGCGTCCACCTGATCGAGAGATCCGCGGCTAATCATGGCCTGGCTGATGACCTGCGCTTGCGCGTTAACGCAAATAACATGGAATTCTTCAACGGCGCTTCCACTGATGAGGTCGGCGCAGAAGGCGGCCAGCGCGCGAGAATTCGCGATCTGTACGGCCGGGACAGCGCAACCGGTCAAGCGGATTTTGGCATCTGTTAGCATGGTCGCGGGTGCAATGTCGGCGCTGGTGCCGGTGGTCGTTCCTGCGTCGTACTGAATCGGGGTTTCATTGCGCATGAGTTCCCGCAGGTCTGCGGCGGTGCTGGTGTTGGTGGTGTGAGTCTGTGACATTGGTAACGCTCCTTTCCTTCTGTCAATCGGCGGGGTTCGTGTGGTCAAAGGTGATTTCCACCTTCACGGCGTCGTCGCTCAGAATGTCGGTAAATCCGATATTAAAAGCCGTCCAGCTGGGGAGATTCTCATTTGCCCAGGTCCGGGCCGCGTCGCTGATGGCGATATGTGCGGCGGCGGCTTCGCGGGTGGTTCCGTGTACTCCGTAAAAGCTGGTGCGGTGTGCATCGATGACAAGCCGGGCGGCTTCTCCGGTAAAAATAATCGTGGTGGTGGCTTTCATGGTCTTAGCTCCTCTCATGTTCCGGCCTGGTGGCCGGTGGTCGGTCGTGGTTGGCCTCTGTCTACATTGACATTATACCGCATCTAGACGGATATTGCAATATAAATATAGACGTATTTTAGGTGAAGTCATAAGAAAATCCTATATGTCATAAATTGGAAGCTTATGGCTGGTGGCTACGGCCTGGTGTGCAGCTTCTGGGCTTTGGCTGCTTGGCGGAGATCCGGCCGGGCCTGCCTCGCCTGGGGCGCTGGGGCCGGGTCGAATGTCGGGCGGCTGCTGCGTGTGCGGTTCGGGTCCGGAGATCCGGCGACGGTGGGCCGGGGCTGTGCCGCTTCGCCTGGGGCCGGGCGGCTGGGGCGGTCAATCCTGGAGCCGGTGGCCTGGGCTGGCAGCATGCGGCCGGGGCGGTTCGGATCTGGGCGGCCTGGGCTGGACCGTTCGTCCGGCCTGGGCTGGGCGTCCGGGGTCGCGGCGGAGATTGTGAAATGTTTAACAAGGACAGAGGAAGCCCGGTGGGCTTCCGCTTTTGACCGGGTGGGCGGGTGGCGGGGCGGCGGTCGTTGTACGGGGTCCCGGTGGGGGATTCCTTGCAAGGCATTTTCACAGATAACCCCCCTCACCACTCCCCTGAACAAAAAGCCTTCCCCCCGCCCCACCCGATGTGTTACAATCAAGCCGGATCGGGGCTGAGAAGCCTCTGACCGAAAAATTTTCCGAAAAACAAAAAGGCCCGGATCTGACCGGAGCCAAACAGGGTAACGCGAGAGCGGTTCGTCATGAGCCGCTCTTTTTTTATTGGATTTGAAAGGAGCGGAGAAGGTGAGAACGGAGCGGTACGGGGCAACGATTGATCGGATCAAAGCTTTTCTTGAAGCGAAGCCGTATGACTCAGGCGCCTATGAGGACCTTCTGAGCATGTACAAGGCGGAGCTGGACGGGAGCGAAGAAGAGCTGTCCAAGGCGCTTGCTGAAGGCGATACGGAATTGATCGAGGCGGAGAAGAAGCTACAGAAGTGGCTCCACGGGGAGAACAAGGCGTTTCGGGAGCGGAAGCTTGTGCCGGCGATGCAGGAGATGGTTGGCCAGCGGATCTTTACTGGCATTGACCGGATGAACGGGCAGTACCGGCGAAGCCTGCTGATGGATGCGAGGTCGGACTTTGACGCCTATATGCTGTATATCGAGCAGGACCGGGAGCCAAACAGGCGGTTTTGGATGCCGAGGCGGGCAACGCTGATCGAGGACGCGAACGCCATGTCGGAGCTGGTGGATGGGGATCTGAGCCTGCTGGGACTGAGCCTTCCTCCTGGAACTGGCAAGACCACTCTGGCGATCTTCCTGCTGACCTGGGTGGCAGGGAGGTGGCCGGATGAGTACAGCGTGACCTTCTCCCATGACGGGGACATCCTGAAGGGGATGTACGGAGAGGTGCTGAGAATTATAAACCCTGCTGGGGAATACCTTTGGAAGGATGTGTTCCCGGATGTACCGCTGGTCAGCACGAATGCAAAGGATCTGCGGATTGACCTGGGGCATGGGAGCCGGTTTGAGACATTGCAGTTTGCCTCCATTGGGAGCGATAACGCAGGCAAGGTCCGGGCGAGTAAGCTCCTGTACTGTGATGACCTGGTGGGGTCGATAGAGCAGGCTATGAGCAAGGAGCGGCTGGATAAGCTGTGGACGCAGTACACCACGGATATCAAGCAGAGAGGCACGGGCGACTGGCGGGAGCTGCACATTGCAACCCGGTGGAGCCTGTGGGACCCGATTGGGCGGCTGGAGCGGATGGAGCAGGACAAGCCGACGGGGAAACGGCGGTTTATTGCGGTGCCGGCGCTGAATGAGAATGACGAGAGCAACTTTGACTATCCTGGGCTGGTGGAAGGGAGCTTCAGCACGGAGCGGTACCAGGAGCTTCGGGAGAGCATGGACCCGGTGAACTGGGAAGCGCTGTACATGAACCACCCGATTGAGCGGGAAGGGCAACTGTACAACGCGGATGAGCTGAGAAGGTTCTTTGAGCTTCCGGAAGGGGAACCGGACGCGATCCTCTCTGTCTGCGACACGAAGAACAAAGGGTCTGACTACTGCTGTATGCCGGTGGCGTACCAGTACGGGAATGACTATTACATTCCGGATGTGGTGTATGACAACGGGGATACAGGCGTGGTGGAGGAAAAGCTGGCACGGATGCTTGCGGACCGGAAGGTGCAACTGAGCCAGTTTGAGAGCAATAACGCCGGGTGGAGCATTGCGGAGAAGGTCGAAAAGCGTATGAAGGAGCTTGGCGGAAGGTGCGCTGTGACCACGAAGCCGACTACGGCGAACAAGGAGACGAAGATTGTGGTGAATGCGCCGTTTGTGAAGTCCAACTGCCTGTTCCTGGACCCGTCGAAGTACCGGCGGAACAGCGAGTACGGGCGGTTTATGGAGGCGCTGACAACGTATTCCGTGATGGGAAAGAACAAGCACGATGATGCGCCGGATGCGATGGCCCAGTTTTCGCTGTTTGCACAGAACCTGGTTGTGCCGAGCGTACAGCCAATCAGGAGGCCGTGGTGACGATGTGGTGGGAGATTCTGAAGGTTATTGCGTGGTGCTTTGCGGTATATGTCTGCTCCTACAACTGGGAGCCGGGCAAGGTGGAAACAAGTTTCCGGAAACATGACTGGAAATGTATTTACAAGGACAAGTAAAAACCTGAAAATACAGGTAAGCGGCAGGGACTCCGAGTGAGGCCTGACTGCGGGTGGAGCCATGGATTGACCAGGGACAGAAGCGGCGCTGTTTCCGGGTGGCTTTATCCTCCTCAAACAGGGCGTGGAAACGCGCACATCCATGCCCTTACAAGCTAAACCGTGTTGTGGGAACCGGGAAAGTTCCTGCGGCACGGTTTTTATTTTACCGGAAAGGGGGTTGGAACCGGATGGGAGAGAAGGCGCTGGTGCAGGCTGCGGACAGCTCGCTGATTGCATCGATGAAGGACAGGCCGAAACTGTTTGGCCGGCATGTGATCAAGCTTTCCTACAAAGAGATCAACCGGGGAAACGTGCTGGAAGCGGCCGGGAAAGTCCTGGCGATCTATGACCAGAACGTGAAGGAATCCAGGTGGCTCTGGAACTACTACATCGGGATTCAGCCCATCCTGGAACGGGTAAAAGGCATCCGGCCGGAGATTAACAACAAGATGGTCATGAACGTGGCCAACGAGATTGTTTCCTTCAATGTCGGATACCGGGTAGGCGAGCCGATCCAGTACGTTGGACGGAGCAAGGAAGACAAGGTCACGGACGGCATTGTGAAGCTGAACGACTGGATGTTTGCCGAGGAGAAGGCAAGCAAGGACCAGGAGGTTGTGGAGTGCCAGAACGTATGCGGTACGGCGTACCGGATGGTGCTTCCAAGTCAGGATGAGGATGCGGAAAGCCCATTTGAGCTGTTCTCGCTGAACCCGGAGGAGGCCTTTGTGGCGTACTCCACGGGGCTGGGAAAGAAGCCACTGATGGGCGGAACGATCTTCGAAGTTGACGGCGGCTATGAGATGACGATCTACACCGTGGACAAGGTGTTTGTGATCCGGGGAAAGCGTGAACAGATCGTTGCCGGCGCCAAGGAAGTGAAGGTCACGGAGACACCCCATGCGCTGGGGATGATTCCGGTGTTTGAGTACCCGGCAAACCGGGCGCGGCTTGGGGCCTTTGAGATCGTGATCGACCTGCTGGACGCGCTGAATACCCTGGAGAGCAACCGGCTGGACGGGGTGGAGCAGCAGATTCAGAGCTTCCTGAAGTTTGTGAACTGTCAGATTGACAGCGACGGCATGGCGAAGCTCCGGGAGCTGGGCGCGATCATGATCAAGAGCGTGAACCAGCTCAACGCCGACGTGGACACGGTGAAGAATGACCTGGACCAGAGCCAGACGCAGACGCTTAAGAACGACATTTACCAGTCGATCCTGACGATCTGCGGCATTCCGAACCGGAACGGCGGGTCCAGCACCAGCGACACGGGAAGCGCGGTGATCTTCCGGGACGGCTGGGAATCCGCGGAGAGCCGGGCCAAGGACTTTGAGCATGTGTTCAAGCGGAGCGAGCGGAAGATGCTCCGGCTTGTGCTGAAGCTTTGCCGGGAGCTGGAAGGCGTTGATCTGAAGATGAGCGACCTGGACATGACATTCACCCGCCGGAACTACGAGAACATCCAGTCGAAGTCCCAGGTGCTGGTGGCCATGCTTGGCCAGGCGCGTGTGCATCCGAAGCTGGCCTTTGAGCATTGCGGAATGTTCTCCGACCCGGAGAGCGCTTACAAGATGAGCGAGCAGTACTACCAGGAGCAGATGAAGGCCTGGACGCCGGAACAGGTGAACGAGCATGAGAACGATGAAGCCGACACAGGCGGAGCTGTATAAGCCGTTTGAGGCCTTTGCCGGGCAGCTTGAGCGGCTCGTGAAGCAGGAGTTTAACCGGCTGACCCTGGCGGGCTTTGATCAGCTTAACGTGATCCGGACGGCGGAGCTGACGGAGCAGATCTATCAGCGGATTGACCGGTTGTGCCGGAAACACTACGCGGAGATCTGCGAGTGGGTTTACGAGTGGGTCTACGTCCAGTACGGCAAGGACCCTCCTGACAATGACTGGACGAAGGTGGTGGACCGGTGGCTGAAAGGCTACGACCCGGTGACCAGGTACGTCTACGGGAGCGAGCTGGAGCGGAAGCGGCTCCGGCTGAACGAAGGCATCCTGACGGCGCGGGAGTACGCGGACCGGAAGATGCTGACAGAGGCGGTACGGACGGCGGCGGGGCTGATCCTGACACAGGGGATGCAGTACGGGCTGGACCTGATCGGGGAGATGCAGGAGCAGGCCTACCAGGAGGCGGACCCGGAGAGCGAGCTTCTGTACCACGCCTGCGACGACAACCGGACCTGCGACGACTGCCGGGAATGCGACGGAAAGATCTACAAGGCCAGCGAGGCGCCGCGGATTCCTCAGCACTACAGATGCCGGTGCTGGTATACGCGGGTGAAATGAATCCGACAGCCTTCGGGCTGTTTGAGATACGTCAGGGAAGACGTTAATCGCAGCATGGTCATGACAAGACCTTAAAACGGAAAGCATGGCAGAGGGAACTGCCTTACCAAACGCAGAGGAGGGCGCATATGGAACTTAAGGACCTGCTTGGGGATGCCTGGAAGGACGGCATGAGCATGGAGGACGTGACGAACGCGCTGAAAGACATTCAGTTGCCGGTGGATCAGTCCGCGGAGATTGAGCGGCTGAAGGAAAGCCTCAGCAAGAGCAACTCCGAGGCGGCTGACTGGAAGAAGCAGTTCAGAGCGACCCAGGACGAAGCGACGCGGAAGGCCGCAGAAGCGGAAGAGTCCAGTAAGAAGCTGCTGGATGAAGTCGAGCAGCTCCGCAAGGAGAAGACCATTTCCGGCTACAAGGCATCCTACCTGGGGCTTGGCTACGGGGAAAAGGATGCGAGCGAGATCGCGCAGGCCCTGTCCGACGGACAGATGGACAAGGTGTTTGAGATCCAGAAGCGCCATCAGAACGCGATGTCCGAAACGATCCGGAAGGAGCTTTTGAAGGACACGCACAGGCCCGGAGGCGGAGACGGAACGGACGGCGGCAAGGACGAGAAGATCGAACTTGCAAAGGCACTTGGCAAGGCCAGGGCCGAATCGAACTCCGCCGATGTGCTGAAACACTATACAAGGTGATTTGAAAGGAGAGAGAGCATGAAGTTTGCCAAAAAGACCATGGCCGGCGGCGTTGAGATTCTGGCCGTTGCGGCCCACAACTCCCTGCCCATTAAGGTGGCGGCTCCTGAAACCGGCACCGTGGTGAAGGCCGGGACCCCCCTGACTGCGGCCGGCGCTTCCACCACGGGTGCGAACGCTGTCGGCATCCTGCTGTACGACGTGGATACCGCGGCCAATCCCAATGGTGCGGTGGTCGTGCAGGGCATCATTGATGCCACCAAGGCTCAGGCCAACAGCGGCGTGACCTATGCGGCCGCGCTGTACACGGCGCTGCCCGGTGTGGTTTTCCGCACCAACATCGGTGTGAACCAGTAATAACGCGGAAGGAAAGGAGATAAGAACATGGATTTTCTGAGCTTTTTTACTCCGGAAGTACTTGCCGCGAACTGGACTGAGGTCGCGAGCAACCGGATTCCCTACCTGGGCGAAGGCCTGTTCCCTGCCGCAAAGAAAGCCGGCCTTGATCTGAGCTGGCTGAAGGGCGAGAAGGGCCTGCCGATTTCCCTGATGCCTTCCGCCTTTGACGCGCAGGCCACCTACCGTGACCGGCTGGGCGTGGAGAAGCTGGAAACCGAGATGCCCTTCTTCCGGGAAGGCTTCAAGATCAAGGAGAAGGACCGGCAGGAACTGCTCCGTGCCTCCGAGATCGGCGACCGGTATGCCCAGGCTGTGATCGCCCGGGTGTTTGACGACAACGCCCAGCTCATCGAGGGCGCCATGGTTGTGCCGGAGCGGATGCGCATGAGCCTGCTGTTCCCTGTTGGCGGCGACATGGGCATCGCCATCAAGGCGAACGGTGTGGACTACACCTACGACTACGACCAGGCCGTGAACGGCACGAGGCCCTGGAAGAGCACCAACTACTTCGCGCTGACCGGGGACAGCCTGTGGAGTTCCACCGCCACCGCGGACCCCTTCGCGGACATTGACAACGCCAAGGAGCGGATCGGCGAGAAGACCGGCACAGACCTGAAGTACGCGATCATGAATCGCTACACCTTCAACCTGATGGTGAAGATTAACGCGGTGAAGAACCGCTTCATGACAACCGCCGGCCTGGCCATCGCCCATCTGACTCCCAACGAGCTGGGCAAGGTTGTGGAGGACACCGAGGAAATGCGGGTCATCGTGTATGACAGGCAGTTCAAGGACGAGTCCGGCACGGCTCACAAGTTCGTTCCGAATGGCTATGTGGCGCTGGTTCCCGAAGGAAAACTGGGCAACACCTGGTTTGGAACGACCCCCGAAGAGGCGGACGGCAAGAACACCATCCTGGTGCAGACCGGCATCAGCCTGACCACGGTGGACATTCCGCATCCGGTGAACAAGAACATCATCGCCAGCGAGATCGTCCTGCCCAGCTATGAGCGGATGAACGAGGTTGCTCTGCTGAAGGTGGTCTGATAACGGAGGGCGCGAGATGAGAGTCATTGCGAAGACGAACATCAAGAACGCCGGGGCATGGTATCACGCCGGGGAGGCATTCGAGGCGGAAGAGGCGGAAGCGCTGATTCAGGCCGGGCTTGCTGAACCGGCGGAGCCTGCCGCTCCGAAGCAGCCGAAGGTGGAGGAACCGAAGGCGGAAGAGCTGAGGCCGAAAAGGACCCCGCGCAGACGCTGAAGGAGAAAGGAGGGACAGCATGGAGGCCGTTGAGAAGGCCGAGATTCTGCGGAAGATGAGCAAGGGAGCGGAAAATCTTGATGAAGACGTCATCCTTCGCTACCTGGAAGCGGCAAGGGAATCCATTCTGAACTTCCTTTACCCCTTCGGGCTTCCGGCTGGCGCAGAGCTTCCGAGCCGGTACGACTTTGTGCAGATCCGTATCGCCATCTACAACATCCACAAGCAGGGTGCGGAAGGCGAAACGAAGCACATTGAGGTGGGCACCGAGCGGGACTATGCCAGCGGGGACATTCCAACAGACCTGCTGAAGGAAATTACGCCCATGTGCGGATTCCCTGAGTGAGGCGGTGGTCGCATGGTTTCGATGGAGATCAACAAGACCACGATCTGGTACAGCAACCTGACCGGCAAGGAACCCATCCTGGATAATCACGGGCTGATGACCAGCGACTGGCGGCTCACCTACACGGCTCCAGTTCCGATCCGGGTGGCCCTGAGCGAGAGCATCGGGCTGAATAACCTGACGGCACAGGGCGTGGCGGAGCTGAGAAGTTACGGTGTGACCACCAACTACACCCACCGGATGATCACGGAGGACATGGAATGCCCCATCAATGAGGAGAGCATTGTGTGGCACGACATTGACCCAGGCAACAATCCGTATGATACGCCCTACAACTTCAAGGTGATCCGGGTTTCCAAGACGCTGAACTACAAGATGTACTACCTGCGGCAGGTGGACGTGGACGGGCCGGGTGAGAGCGAATGATCAAAAGCATTCGGTGCCGCCTGAGCGAGCGGAGCCTGACAGAGGTTGCGAGGCAGCTTGAGAAGCTTGCGGACAAGCTGGAGCAGGGTGAAGTCAGCCAGGAAGTTGTGCGGAGAGTCAGCGAGGTTGCGGCTGAAGAAGCCCGGAGCCACTTCAGCACGGATGTGACGGTGAGCGCCCACGACAGCGGAGTGATCGCCACCGGGGAATCAGTGGTGTTTGAAGAGTTCGGAGCCGGCGCAAGAATCAGCGACCCGTATCCGGATGGGACGGACGCGGACATCGAAATCCGCCGGGGCGCCTACTCCGATCTGCACCAGGGCGAATATGCCCGGAGCGGATACAAGGAGTGGCACCATGACGGCGAGAGATATGAGTATGTGACGCCTGTGAACGGATTGTTCCACGGGATGATGAAGGCGAAGGAGGAAGCTCCGGGGATTATCGAGGAGGTGCTGAAGCAGGCATGGTAGATATCGAAAGCTACATATTTACCAGGATCTACGAAGCTGTGACCGCGAGATATCCGGAAGCCCAGGTCCTTGGCGATTACATCGAGGAGCTTGCCAAATTCCCGACGGTGACGGTGACCGAGATTGGCAACGCAACCGTGCGGAGAATGCAGGACGAGGAGCCGGTGGAGCATTACGTCACGGTCACATACGAGATCAACATCTACAGTAACGAGCGCCTGAACAAGAAAGGCGTGAACAAGGACATTCTGAACATCATCGACGGCGTCATGTTCCCGATGAAGTTCACGAGGGGTCTTACGAGACGGCTTCCCGCCATTGACCATAGCCGGACGGTGTACCGGATGTACAGCCGGTATACGGCGGTGGTGGATGAAGGGACCGCGAACGGAGATACCGTCACATTCCAAATGTACAGATCCTGATTTGAAAGGAGATTGAGAAGATGGCACTTGAAATTGCATCTGCCGGAGCGAAGATCCAGTACGCGGTGGAAGCGACCGCCGGAACCAGGCCTACCACAGGCCTCACGATGATCAACAACGTGAAGACCATCGGTTCCCTGGACTCCGAGCCGGCCACCTATGACGTGACCGACCTGAGCGACCTGGAGTTCAAGCGGTACATCCCTGGCCTGAAGGACATCGGCGGCGACGTTCCGCTGACCATGAACCTGACCCAGGCCGTTATCGACGGATGGACCACGATGTGCGAGGCGGCCAGTACGGCTGCGGCGGCCGGGAAGTCCACCTGGTTTGAGGTGGTTATTCCGAAGCTGACGAAGAGCTTCTGGTTCCGCGGCGTTCCGACCCCGATGGGCCTTGGCGAAGTGGCGACCGACTCCGCGCTGGAGATTACCGGCCATATCACGCCCAACGAGATCGTGGGCTGGGAAACCAAGTCCACCTAATTCAACTGCACGGGGGGACAGCGGACACGTTGCCGTTGCCTGTTCCAACGGCTAACCCCCTTGCACATATCACCCTTTGAACAGGAAAGGAGAGGAACCCATGGCTAATAAGGAAATCAACGAAGTCAAGGAAAATGAGAAGGTCAAACCGATCATGATCCACGACAAAGAGGACAATGTCGATTACACCCTGGAGTTTGACCTGGAATCGGTGAAGTTCGCCGAGGCGCGGGGCTTTAACCCGGACAAAATTGGGCAGCAGCTCGCAATCGGTACGGAAGAGCTGTTCTATTACGCCTTCCGGATGCATCACAAGAATGTGAGCCGGGAGAAGACCAACCACATCCTGTGGGATGATGACAAGCTGGGCGGCATCGGCAACCTGCCGGAAGGCTTCCTTGAACGGCTTGTCATGCTCTACTATGAACCGCTGACGGCGGTAAAGAGCGCTGAGGAAACCGGAAAAAACGCGAGAATGACGGTAGAGATGTAAAGGGCCGGCCTGAAAGGGAGGGCGATCCTGAACAAGTTCTGCCGTCTATGGGCGAAGTATTCGACAAGCTATGCCCGTACTACATCCAGTACGGGATGACATATGACCAGTACTGGCACGGCGATCCGTGGGCGCTGAGAGCCTATAAGCAGGCCTACCTGATGAAGCGTAAGAGCGAAAACTTCCTTGGGTGGCTGAACGGGATCTATACGCAGAGAGCGCTGGCGGTGGTGATCCATAACGCTTTCTCAAGGAGCGGGCCTCCTCCGCTGAAATACTACGAGGAGCCGCTGGACATCTTCCCCAAGACGGAAGCCGAGAAGCAGGCCGACATGGAGAAGAAGCAGGATGCGCTGATCGCCGGGCTGGGAGCCTGGAAGGATATGTGGGACTCGAATCACAAGCAGTAAGACGGAGGTGGACAAGGAATGGCGATCGAGACGGTAGACGGACTTGAGCTGGTAATATCGGCCAAGTCGCAGGATGCGGCAGATTCGATTCGTAACCTGTCCGCCTCCGTTACTTCTTTTGGAAAAGAAATCGGAAAATACGTCCACGGACTTCAGACCTTCGCGGAGGCGATCAGAACCATTTCTGACGCGGCGAAGGGACTGTCCGGGATTAAGAATATCCGGAGCATTGCGAGCAGCGTCACGGGCGCCGTATCGCGGGCAAAGACCAATGTTGCCGGGAAGCAGTTCAGGCCGGCAATTCCTCCTGTGCGCGGAAGCTACACCGTGACCGGGAGCAACCGGTTGGTGAACTGGAAAGGCCAGGGGATTCGCCGGTTTGATAAAACGGCGGATGATGTGGCCAGGGAAATGAACCGTGACCTTGGCGGGACCAGGTACAACAACAAGGAACTGTCCGCGCAAATCCAGGCCATCCGGCAGAACGCGATCACCGGCAAGGACGTGATGGACGAAATCGAAGCTCTCGCCAGGGATCTGACCGGGACCGCCGGGAGCCGGAACAAGAGCGGTCTGGTTTCCATGCTGAACAGTAAGTTTGGAAAGCAGTACATCGGCGTGACGGAGAAGGACCTGAAGGGTACGGGCATGACCATCAGCGCCATGAACGAGCTTGCCAGGTCCCAGGGCGGTACCTTCGGGTTCCATATGAACGGGGATTCTGCCAAAATCCGCGGGCTTGACGAGGTCGAGGAGAGCCTGCTGAAGGCGTTCGGCGTTGAGACTGCCCATGTTGAGGACCTAATTAAAGCGTTGGAGACGAACGCAAATGTCTACAGCGGACATCGGGAACAGCTTGATGCGATGATGGCAGATGATGATGCATCGCTGTTCGGACAGGTGTTCAACAACCTTCTTTCCGGCGTAATTGCCAACCAGAAGGTGGAGGAGAACAAGCCTGCTGAGGCAGCCAAAGCCGCGGCTGAGACGGGCAAAGCTGTGAGGGAGGCCCTGCTTGGACGCGGCGTCACGCAGACGAGCGGCAAAGATTTCTTCGGCATGTTCAATGACCGGATGGGCATCGGCCGGACACCGATGAGCGCGGCGGAGAGCGCGAAAGTGTTTGAGCAGTTGCTTCCGAGGCAGCCGATCAGCACAGCGGTTCCGGATTGGTATGCTGCATACAAGCCGCGGCCAGGAATCCGTACCTTTGAAGAGTACGACGAAAGCAATGCCAGGGAAGCAACTATCAGCGAGGCTGAGTTTAACCGGCGTCTTTCTGAAATCATCGGACGAGAGGGTGCAGCGGATCGAATCCGTGAAAGCACAAGACGCATTTACGAAGAGTTTCAGACAAACGGCGGGCTTGGCTCTAATGCGGCAGAAGCAGAAAAAGTAGAAGAAAGCATCTCAGCCGCAAAGGAAAAAACAGAAGAGCTTGCAGTAAGCGCGAGGTATACCGCTGAAGAGTTTGCCAATTCTGTCGGCAAGACTGACATCCTCCAGATGAAGCTTGATGGAGTAGGCGCAGCCCTTGAGGAAGCTCTCAATTCTGATGCGGAAGATCCGAAGAAGATCGCTCACCTTACAGAAGAGTACAAAAATCTGAAGCAAAAGATTAAGGAAGCCGGAGAAGAAGCGGAAAAATCCGCTCCGAAGATTTCTATGGCCGGCGTTGGCAAGGCTATCGGCAAGACCATTGAAAGGAGCATCTTCGGGCAGCTTGCTAGAGTGGCCAGGATGCGCGGCCTCCGGGCTATTGTGAAGGGCGCGGCCAATGCCTTTAAGGAAGGCATCGGCAATATGTACCAATGGAGCAAGGGCCTTGGCGGAGATTTTGCGGCGGCGCTGGATACGGCGGCGAGCAAGACCATGCTGATGAAGAACAGCATTGCGGCGGCTTTGTCTCCAGCTCTTCAGGCCCTGGTTCCTCTTCTCAGCACCGTGGCCAACTGGGTGCGGGATGTGAGTAATGCAGTATCTCAGTTCTTTGCTCTGCTGACCGGGCAGGATACCTGGACGATGGCGACGGAAACCGCAGAGGAATGGGCGGAGAAGACCAAGAAAGGCGCGACAGGCGCTGGTAAGGCCATGAAGGACCTGCTTGCTGACTGGGATGAGCTGAACATCATCCAGGGGCAGAGCGGCGGCGGTGGTGGCTCCAGCACAGAAAAAAAGGTTGCGGACTACGCAAACATGTTCAAGGAAATGAGCGTGTTTGACGAATGGACGCATCAGTTCGATGAGATCCGGGACGCGGTGATCGCCATCGGAGCCGGGATTGCCGGGTGGTTTGCAATCTCTTCTGTGGAGGACTTCCTTGGGAAGATCGGGATTGCCGGAGATACGGTGAGCGACATCTTCAGCCGGATCAAGAAGGGCGTTACTGGCGCGATTCTCCTTACCGTTGGCTTTGAACTGAGTCAGGGCGCCGGACGGTCCTACGCGAATAACGGCTTCACCTGGGGCGCGTTTGCAGAAAACGTGATCGGCGCAATCGCAAGCGGCCTTGGCGGGGGCGTACTCGCTACGACGTTTGGAATCAATCCAGTTGTTGGCGTTGCGCTTGGCCTTGGTCTGAGCGTCTTCGCGACGATCCGTGGGTTTGAGCTTGAGCAGACAAGGAACGCGCAAAATTATATTCGCGACCGGCTTGAAGCGGAAGTATTCCACTTCGACGTGAATGCAGTCGCCGAAGAAGTCGAAGTGACCGTTGGCGATGCGAACCGGGCAAGGAAGGAAGTCAGAGAGCAACTGACAAGGGCCCTTCAGACCGTGAACGCAATCGAGCTTGGCATGGACAGCGATAAAACCTGGGCAACTCTGTACGGGCAGATCGCCGGAGCAGATGGACTTCTTTCGAGGATTCAAACGGAGCTGTCGAGCGATGCGAATGTCCTGACAATGTACTACAGCCTGTCCGAGAAAATGGGCAAAGGACTGAATGATAAAGATGAGCAGGGGAACTATAAAAACCTGGAAGCCTTCAAGATCGACTATAAGGCAAACGAGTGGCTCCAGGATGAGTACACCCGGCTTGGCGAACAGTTTGCTTCCTGCTTTGTAGAAGGCGAAAAGGGAAAGATCGCGGAAGGCAAGGAAGAACTTGCGCTTGCCATCGCAAAGCAGATCGCAGAAGCGGAACGGGCCGCAGAAGAAGCCAGGGGAGAAGCGCAGGCGTCCATCGCGATGACGGACATGTTGAAAGGGACGGACGCAAAACACGTTCTTGAAAATTTCGGAACGATCACGGACGAGTACGAGAACAAGATTGCCGAGGCAAGGAAGTCCGCTCTTGAAGGCTACATCATCACGGAAGCTTCCACGCTGGCACAGCTTGAGAAACTTGGCGCGGATGACAGCCTGATCGAAGCTGTTCGGGCAAATCTGAAAGCTGCGCAGGATGAGCTCAAGAACACAGATTTTAAGGCGCAGGTGCATCTTGAATATGCCGACAAGGAAAAGAAAATGTTGCAGGACTTCATCCGGGATAACGTGAGCGAAATTACCGGATGGGACAAGTTCAAGAACAGGACTCTTACCGGGGCTGTTCAAACATCGATGACTCCGGATGACCTTATCCAGAGATGGGGATGGCAACTTTATGGAGCGGCCAATACCGCGCTTGGGCTTGACTTTAACAGCACCGTTCTGAAGGACTTCGGGATCTCTCTGAGTGACATTCTTGGAGATGACATCGAAGAAGCCCTTGCAGAGCTTGCAGAAGACAGATTCGGACCTGAAGGCGGCGCGGCTGTGATGAGTGGCTTGGGTTTCAACGAAATGGAGATGGACGCCAAAACATCCGGGTTGGCGGAAGATTCTACGGTTGCGAGCCTTGGCCAGACCATGCAGGCCGTTGGTCAGGCGGCGACGGAATCCTATACAAGGCAGGAAGGGTTCCTCCGCAACATTATGAACGGAATCAACCAGCTTGGAAACCGGCCTATCCAGGTGAACATCGGAGCCAGCAGCGGGCTTGGCCGGATCGGTGGACGAAGCGGACGAATGCTGGACAACATTACAAACATGGACCAGTAAAGGGGTGAGGGAATGGCAGACATCAGAGGATACCGGTATGAAATGGGCTTCAAGGTGAATGGCGTCGCCATCCCCGACCCTGCGGTCTTTACCGGGGCCGCAAGCGCTTTGGATAGCGAAGGAGGCCGGGATGCAAACGGAACCTTGCATCGGAAGATGGTGGCCATGAAGCACCCGCTGAAAATGGAATACCACAGCATCAGTTGGGAAATGATGGAAACCATCATGAGCAAGATGACCGGAGAAAGCTTCCAGTTCACCTTCCCGGACCCGGCGGACGGATACATTACGATCAAGGCCTATGTCGGTGACCGGGAGTGGGGAACCGCGATGGCCAGGGCAAGCGTGGATCAGAGCAGGGTTACAAAGAATTGGAAGGGAAACTGGATTGGAGACTTGAGCTTCAGCGTGATTGAGTACTGAGAAAGGAGGAGAACCGCATGTATCCATGCTCAAATGCATTTCACCAGGCGGTGGCGAACAACGCGCCGCAGCTTGCCATGTTCGTGTTTGCGGACGGGGTGATCACGAACGAGGACATCGACATCGGGCAGGGCATCCGGTTCTCCGACTTTTTCTGCACGAAGGATGACATCAGCATCGGGGAGCCGTTGAGCAATGAACTGAGTTTCCGGCTGATGAACGAGAAACAGAAACTGAACGATTTTCCTTTTGGGGAGTTTAACGCGCTCCTGGGGGTGCGGATCGGGCATGAAACTGGAATCAGCGAGCTGATGCTGAGTTACGGCGGCCACACCTGGAGAGGTGCCAGCACGGCCGGCCGGAGACTGACGAAGGACGGAGTTGCGGTTTCCGGGCAGCCCGGATTCAATCCGGCTTCTCTGGCGGCGATGGACAACAAAGTCTACTGCTTCGGGACGAACGGGGAAGCTTATGCGGTGCTTGCCGGAACCGGAGCGCAGACGAGCGTACCGGTGAATGCCTTCATGATCGACAAGGCAAAGCGATTCGCCGGGAACACATACAGCTATCAGATTGACAGCAACCAGCACAAGATCCTGACGATCCGCAGAAACACCGGGTATGTGGACACATACGAGTTTGTACCGCTGGGGATCTTCGACGCGAAGCGCCCGAACGTGACGGATGACATTCAGATCGACCTGACCTGCAATGACCGGATGAGACGGTTTGACGGGGACATGTCTGAACTGAACATCACTTACCCGATCACACTTAAAAACATGTTGACGGCGATCTGCCAAAGTGAAGGAATTGCGCTTGAAACATCGTCCTTCCTGAATATGAACGTTTCTGTAGAGAATGCACCGGAGCAGTTCGAGAATTGTTCCAAACGGGATGTGATCGGGTGGATCGCGGAGGCGGCTGGTTGCAACGCGAAGATCAGCAGGGACGGCGGGCTGAAGTTTGTATGGCTGACAAACACGTCACTTCGGTTTGATGAGAGCGGGTACACGGAATGCAGACCGTATTGCTTCCAGACGCCGAAGGTGGACAAGCTGAGTGTGCGGGACATCGGAAATGACACGGAGCAGATTTCCGGGAGCGGGAGCAATGCTTACCTGATTCAGGACAATCCTTTTCTGTAAGGCGGTGATAGTGTGGCAGATATTCAAGGGATTTATAACCGGCTTAACAGCGGTAGCCAGTACACCCCGCTGAGTGCTGAAACCTTCGGAGATTGGAGCATGGAAGCCGGGGACCTAGTGACGGTGGTCAAGGATGGCCGGAGCTATGTGACTCCTATCATGCAGGGCGACCTGAAATGGGACGGGGCGTCAAAGGTAACGATTGAAAGCGTCGGAAATCGGGAACGGGAGCCGCTTGGCAGGATGAGCCGGCGGAAATATTCCGGCGGTGGCGGCGGGTACTGGAACAGCAAGAAGGCGTTCACGAAGATCGCTCAGAGCGATACCGAAATCAACCTGATTGCAAAGGAGCAAAGGAATATCGGTGGCAAGGTTACCACGCTTGAAAGCAACTTCTCCGTCATGTCAGACAGAATCGGCGGGTCGATTGATGCAGACGGAAAAATCATTGCGGAGGCCGCCATTGAAGCCGTTACAGGGCCTGACGGGAAGACTCTTCTTGGCATATTCAGAGTTAATGCAGACCATATATATCTGAACGGCAACACAACGCTGTCCGGTGCAATGGAAATTGTAAACGGGAACCTTCGCGTAAACAGCGGAATTGCTGCAGAGCATTTTTACCTTGGAACTGGCTTTATCCCTGTAATGATGGATTACGGGGTATATGATTTAAAAATCACGCAAAGCGGAAATACATATACGCTTCAAAAGCAGACATATGCAGATGCCGAATGGCAGGATGTTGGAAATTTTAGCAGAGCCGTTGCTTCCGCGACCTGGGCTTGGAGTAACGGCAGAGCGAAAGTTGATCTGAGTCCGCAAGGTCAAAGCTATTATTCACCGTCAATTGATTCATGGACGGTTCGCGGGAATCCTTCCGTTAATGGTTCAACTGTGAGTCAGGATATCAACATTGTTGACGAGGACGGAAACACAGTAACCATTCTGAATGTGAGCGTGAATGCTTCAGCGGTTGAAAATCCAATCAGCATTCCAACGAATTACATTTACACCACACCTGGGTTGGCTCCGAGCGGATCAACAAATGCGACCACAATGAGAACGAGAATCCTGCAAGCAATCGCAGACAGCGAAACACTTGTTTTCCGGGTTGACTGCGGGGGATCGAAGAAATACTACCACATGAACTTTTAATGGAGGACTAACAGACGATGAAAGAACAAATCATGAAGGAATTGTCCACCGGGCTGGAACAGATTCAGAACCTGAAGATTCAGGCAACCGGACCGAACGTCGAAATTATCCGACTTTGCATCAGCGCTTTCCTGGATGCCTACAAGTGGATCGACTCGCTGGAGCTTCCGGAAGAGGTCCATGTGGTTGGAACGCCGCTTGAAAAGGAACCGGAGGAGCAGGAGAAACAGGAGGAGCCGAATGAGGACGGGCGAGAGATTTGACATGCCGGAGGTGACCCTGGCGGACGGGACGGTGCTGGGCGCGGACATTTGGGCATCAGACAGCGCAATGTGGATCTGGATTCGTGACGAGAACGATCCGTATAACTCCATCCGGGCGCTGGGGGACCTGCTCTCCGGACCTGGCGTGACGGATACCGTGACCAGGTCTCTCCGGGGCGAGCTGACGGAATACACCGGGTACACGGTGCTGACCAACGTCCGAAATTATCAGGCCGGCCTCGTCGGGGCGAGACTGGAGAAAGGAGCTGCGGATGTTCACACTTAACACAGAGACCAAGGCGATCACGATGCATGCCGGGGACACCGGGAGCTTCAAGATCCATGCCACCCGGAAGACCGGGGATGCCTGGACGTCGGCGGACCGGATGGTCTATACCGTCGCGAACAGCAACGGGGTGGTGGTGCTGAAGCGGTACTACAGGCTTGACACGAGCCTGGGCAACGGGTGCGTCCTTGTGCAGTTTCACAACGATGATACCGACGGGCTCGCCGCCGGGAACTATACCGCCGAGCGGCGGTATGTGGTGAATCCAAGGTGGGACGGGACGGCTCCGACGGGGGATGTCACGGACGCATTGGCTGAAGGCATCGCGCAGATCGTGGAAGGCGATGTGGTGCGGGTGCCGGCGAACGGGCAGACGCCATTGACGATGCAGCGCGTCTACGGGGAGGTGTGATGATTGTCTGAGCTGAACGAAGAGATCCTGGACGTTGTCGAGGACGGCAACGTTGAGGATGTTTCTGAGGATGATATTCGGGACAGCCTGGTCATCACGGTCCCGATTGACAGCACTTTGAGCATCAGCGGAGCTGCGGCGGATGCAAGGGCTGCCGGGCAAGCGATTGCTGCGAAGGCCAGCGAGTCAGATGTGAAGACTCTGCTGAGTGTGAACGGCCGGACCGGAAACGGGGCCTGGGCAATCATGGTAAACGGCGGAAACATCCCGGCATCGAGCGACGAAGATACGGAGATGGTTTCGGACGCGCTGGACCGGCTTGCAGGAGCGATTCACGATGAAGAGGTTGCGAGGATGCAATCTCTCTTACAAGTCTACAACAGAATTACACCGTTGGAAGCCCACGCCGGATTCGTTATCTACATCCCGTTTGCGGCAGATGCAACGCTTCCTTTGACGGTTACGGTCAGAAACACCGCAATTACGGTGAACCATTACCTTACGGGAGCGACCTTCGTGGACGGACAGGAAAACCTGGTTGACGATGTCCTCGCAGATTTTCAATGGAGCACATCTGACGGAGGGCTGGAGGTCATCATTGGAAAGGTGTATGCCTCGGGAACGATGGTCCTTGACTTCGGATGGAGACAACAGATCAGCGGGTCGCAGGCGAGCGGAGGTGGTACTTAATGGCAATCGGGAAGATCAAAAACAGACAGCAACCGGAAGTGCTGGTTAATATAAGTACGGAAAACTCTACCGGAGACGGAACCTACATCACCGACGTTACGGCGTACAACCACCACTTTAATCAGATTCATGTCCACCGGATCGGGAAGATAATCGAGCTTAACATCCTCACGACGGCGACTGGGCCGATAACAGCCGGAGTGTTTGAAACCCTGTGCACCTGCGCCTTTCCGCCGATCTACGACATGCGGGCCACCGCCTACGGGGCCACAAGCGCGGATTACCTGGATGTAAAAGGTGTGGTCAATATCGCGAGGAATACGGGCTATATCCGGTTCGCACCGTCTACAGAAATCGCGAGCGGCGGCACAAAAACGTTCAGGTTTAACGTTGTTTATATGACGGCATGATTATAACATAACAATTATAACACTCCGAAAGAACAAGGAGATGATGTAACATGGAGGAGAACGTCAAACTGGTCTACGTCCAAAAGACCGACAAGCGTTACTTCAAGACAGATCCGATCTGGCAGTACGACGTCGGGCATGTGCTGGACCTGCATGAGTTCGATACCCTTCCGGAAACATTTCAGGTTCATTTCAGCCACAATCCGTCCGGCGACGCGGTGACACAGATCGGGCAGAACGGCGCCTGCTCTGTTCCGGACAGCTTTGCGCAGGTCGCCAAGACCATCTATGCCTGGATCTATGTGGCAACGGTAGACGCCGGCCTGACGAAGTACTTTATCGAGATGCCGGTCGCGCGGAAGGGCAAGCCGTCCGACCAGGAGCCGGAACCGGTGGAGCAGTCTGTAATTGACCAGGCCATCGCTGCCCTGAACGCCGGTGTTGACCGGGCTGAGGACGCGGCTGACGCGGCCGAAGCTGCTCAGGCCGGGGCGGAAGCCGCAGAGCAGGGAGCCATCGCGGCACAGCAGACGGCCCAGGCAGCGGCCAGGACGGCTGCGGATAAGGTCACGGAGGCGACGGCCCAGGCGGACCGGGCTGAAACAGCGGCGCAGAATGCGGAAGGATCTGCTACTGCGGCAGCCGGATCTGCGACGTCTGCGGCAAGCTTTGCTCAGAGCGCGACGTCTGCGAGCCAGGCGGCGGCTCAGAGCGCAAGGGTGACTGCCCAGGCCGGTGCGGAAGCGGACCGGGATGCAAAGGCCGCGGCGGCTTCTGCGGCGACGGCTGCGAGCGAAGCGGCAAATGCGGCTCAGAGCGCTTCCCAGGCGGAGCATACGGTGCAGGATGCAAGCGCACAGGCTGACCGGGCGGAACAGGCCGCAGATGATGCGGATGCGGCAAAGGCCGGAGCAGAGACGGCAAGAACCGGGGCTGAAACGGCTCAGAGCGCAGCGGCTGGATCTGCAACGGCTGCTGCCGGGTCGGCTTCTGCGGCTCAGACCTCTGCTGGGAATGCGGCTTCTTCTGCAACTGCGGCGGCTCAGTCTGCACAGGCTTCGGCTCAGACTGCGGCTCAGTTTGAGCAGGACATTACGGAGTTAAAGAGCGATATTGAGTCCAAACAGAACAAGCCTGTTATCCCCGGAACCGAGGGTCAGGTGTTGTCTCTTGATGCAAACGGCAATCCGGTTTGGGCTAATGTGCAGACGGATTCTGAGATTGATGATAGCATCACGGCAGACGATTCCACATGGTCTTCCGAAAAGATCTCCGAAGCTTTGCAGGACAAGGCTGATGTGATCATTTCCTCTGCTTCCGGTGCAATCGCATCTTTCCCGGATGGTGCGGCGGCTCCGGTGGAGAAACTGGTGGTGAATGTTGAACCTGTGCAGGATCTGCATGGGTATGATTCGCCTTGGCCTGCGGGGGGTGGAAAGAATAAATTCGATGTTACTGAAATCGTTCAAAATGAGATATTAACTGTAAATAATGGAGTGATATCTGTAACGGGGAATGGAGTCAATTCAGGCAAGAGATTAAGAGAATTAGCTAAACTGGTTGTTGGTGAAACATATTATTTGACTGCATCGACTACTGGTTCTGCCAATTACATTTATCTTTCAACAGCAGGAAATAGTTGGTACTTTAGTACAATAAGAACAATTACAGAAGAAGACCTTGACTCTCGTGTGATGTTTTATTCTGGTGCTTCTGGAACAACGGCACGAATCTCTGATTTTATGATACGCCTTAATTCAGAAACAGACGGAACGTTCACGCCATACTCCAACATCTGCCCCATCTCCGGTTGGGACGGTGTGAATGTATGGGATGATCCGAAGCATGGTGGGAATATTGAGTGGAATCAACATATTGTGAATGGAAACTTTAATGACGGGCTTACTAAATGGGCTATTTTTCGAGGCACAGCCGTTGCAGTTGATAACAAACTGGTGTATACGGTCGAAACAAAAAGCGCATATCAATATATCAACCAAGGCGGTATTCCTTATGTGTTAGGACATAAAGTGCTGGTATCGTTCGTGATAACATTGAGCGAAGCTAATTCTGTTGGCGTAGGAGATGGTTCGTCTATTTTAAAAACATATTCTCTTTCTGCAAACCAGAGAACGCAGATTGACTATATGACTACTTTGGGCACAGCTAATAAAACGGATTTTACAATATATATTTATCCAGGTAGAAGTGATGGTTTAAGTGTCGGGGCAGTTGCAACGATTGAAAATGTAATGTTCTTTGACCTGACTCAAATGTTCGGAGCCGGAAACGAACCTTCCACGGTTGAAGATTTTAAAGCCATGTTCCCCAAAGATTACTATCCGTTCGATGACAGCTACACAGAAACCTGCGTGAGCACAGTCAACGGTGATCCTTACAGGCATTTTCAGATTGAGTTCCCTTCAGAAGCCGGAGCCGTCTATGGCGGTACGCTTACGGTTAATAGTGATTGGACGGGAGAACTGGTTGTGGATAGGGCGAAGGTTAACCTTGGTGCGTTTGACTTCACGACACTAAGCACACCCGAATCTCATATTTTTAGAGCCCCATATCAAAATGTAATCCCTGATATTCTTCCGCATCCAAACGGCAATATGGATTATGGAGATTTGTGCGAGGAGTATGTATATAAAAATTGGACACCAATCAGCGGTGCGGACAACGGTTGTTTTAGCATTAGCGGAATTGATTTAAACAAATTAGTTGTGATTGATCACCGCTTTACTGATGTCATATCTTTTCAAAACGCTGTTCGGGATGTTGCTCTTGTATATTATCTCGCCGCCCCCCTGACCTACACCCTCACCGCAGAGCAGATCAGCGGCATCCTGACAACCGTCAAGGGGCAGAATGATGTATGGTCTGATGCCGGGGAGGTTGAGGTCACATACCGGGCAGATACAAAATTGTACATTGACAACAAGTTGACAGAACTGGTTGCACAGATCGTAAATAGCTGAAAGGAGTAGAACCATGTATGAACTGATAAAAGGTGTTATCGAATCCCACACCTACAAAGACAGCAACGCCCTGACCGCAAAAATTCAGCGGATGTATGTTGAAGGCGAACTGTCGGAGGAGCAGTACACCGAACTGCGGAATCTTCTCGTTGCACAGAACCCGGTGAAAGCCTACGATGCCGAAGCGGAGATTGACAAAGTATGGGTCGAACTCCGCAGACTCGCCGCCATTGTGGATCATATGCCCGAACCGGAACCCGAACCCGAACCGGAGGATTACCCCGTATGGGTACAGCCCACCGGAGCGCATGATGCCTATCAGATCGGGGATCGGGTGCATTACCCCGGCGAAAGTGACCCGGTGTATGAGAGCCTGATCAATGGGAATGTGTGGAGTCCTGATGCGTACCCGGCAGGATGGGAAACCGTTTAAAATCATCTTTTCAAGATGATAAAATGGTGATATAATACCACTTGAATGGAGTGGTATTATGGCACCGAAAAAGGTGGAGAACACAGAGCGGGTCAACGTTTTCTTCTCCAAGAATGATTTGAGCCGGATCAAAGCTGAAGCCACTTCAAGGGGCATGACGGTATCAGGGTATATCCGGTATGTTTGTCTTGAAGCGTTAAATGGGCCAACACACAGGCCTCCGTATGGATTCAGTCAATGCAAGAAATGCGGTTATACATTGCGGATGGGTGAGATGTTCTGCCCGGTGTGCGGACAGAGAAACGTAGAATAGGATCGTGCGGTGGCGGAAAAGGTAAACGCAACCCCGACCTGATTTTGTTACGGACTGGACGAGGTGACGGTCGGTAGGGCAATCCATGTGAGGTGCAAATCCTCACCCGCATTTGATCATTGTAAGGGAGGGCGGCAATGATAAATGATATGTACATCCGTGCGCTTGCGAAGGAAAGCACAAGCATACCGGATAAGCAAAAGCAACGCATCTTAGAACGCTTTACCGCAAAACAGTTGCTGACCGAAAACGGGAAATACCGTTGCCCGTATTGCGAGATGCCCACACCGAAAAGGTCGAACTATTGTTGCAACTGCGGACAAAAGGTCACGCTTGAAAAACCCGTGTTTGCGGTATTGGATTGAATAACACTATAGGAGAGGGCAATGTGTACATATCATAGATGGAATAATAAAGAACCGTGTTGTACGCATGATTGTAGTGGGTGTATGTGGTTTGAACCGGAAGAAGCAGACGAAGACACGGCGCAATATGGTGATCAGGATGTTCTGATGCCAGCCACATAAAAAGAGGGGGGCTATCAGCCCCGCAACGGTTAATAGCCCCTCTTCTCCAGCCATTCATCCAAGGCTTTCTGAATTACCCATGAGCGCCCACGGTCTTCGGCTTCCCGGTATTTCTCAAGCCTTTCGTTGATGGATGGCGGGACGGTGATCTGCAACCTGATGTATCCTTGCTCCTCGATGCCTTTTAATGATCGACCACCACGCTCGCCCATCTATGTCACCTCCTACTGACAGATTGGCACTTATTGTGGGGTTTGTCAATAAGAGCCGGGAAGCATTGATACATAAGGCTTCTGACTGATAGGGAACTTTACTCGTACCCTATAAAGGCAAAACGAGTAACCGCAGACCCATCCGGTGGGAAAGGGTGACAGCACCCGGAAATGGAAAGTCTGCGGTGTTATAGGGGATACGGGAGTGAGAATGACCTCGCTCCCCACCCCGGACAGGATGGAAGAATAATGAAGAGTTGCTATTACGAATGTCTTGTCGGAATCGAACCGGACAAGGACAGATGCAAAGAGTTGCATCCGAACGGCTGTAATGATTGCGACTGGTATCTCACCGATCCCGAACCGGGGGATTTTCCGGAGAAAGGTGACTATAGCATAGACGATCCGTTTTAAGGAGGTAGTGGAATGATCAAAGCGGAGGACATAGCTCAAGTGGCTCCGAAGTATTTGGGGACTCCGTATAGCAGAATTGATTGTCAGGCTTTCGTGGAAAAAGCCATGAAGGATTGCGGCTTGGATAAAAACCTTGCCGGGAGCAATGCATGGTATAGGCTCTGCATGAAAGACGGATGGGTAGGAACACCGGAGGAATGCAAGCAGAAATTCGGATTGATTCCATTCGGGGCTTTTCTCTTCATCCTGTCCGACAACGGTAAGGAACCGGAGCGGTACAAGTCTGATGGCATCGGCAACGCATCTCACATCGGGCTTTACACAGGCATGACTGGAACGAAGATGTGCGAGATTGCCCAACAGGCAGGAGTCAAAGGCCCGGACAAATTTGATTTCGGAAACGGGGCAATCCATTCTTCCGCTTCCCGTGGCTGTGTCTGCACATCGAAATTCTCCGGAAAGACGATCAACGGCGGTTGGAACCGGATCGGGCTATGGAACAAAATTGATTATGATCTTAAGACTGATCTTAAGGCTGAGGGGGGCAAAATGGATACATACCAAGCAAAAGTAGTTGGTGGCGGTTTAAACCTCCGTGAACAGCCGGATTTTAAGGCAGAAAGGCTTTGTTTGATTCCGAATGGGGAAATCCTCACCATCACGGATGAAGCCGGGAAATGGGCAAAAACGAGCTATTCCGGGCATACCGGATGGGTCAGCAAAGATTATCTTGAACCGATCACGGATGAGATGATTCCCGTACCAAAGAAAAAGCTTGAAGCCTTCTACGATGAAATCGGGGACTGGCTTGGACGGATGGGGTGATTCCATTGGAGATTTCAAGCATTACGCTTCCCCAACTGAAAGATACCGCCCTTGTTCTGTTGGCTTTCGCCGGGATTATCGTCTTGGTTGGGAACCTCGTTAAAACCATCAAGGAATGGC